GTCGCCCTTAGGGTTCTGCAGGACGTAAGACCGGCATCGCGGGAACACGTCCGACGCCCACATCCCCCGGCCCGAACACAACCGTAACCTTTCCCTCGCAGTCACGTCCCTCCAGACGGCCGTCAACCAGAAACCATCCGGACTCGGGGCAGGACGGCTTTTCCAATCGCACGCCCTCCCCGGCCAGCGATCCCGACGGTGCCACCGACGGGCAGTCCTGCATCAGTCGCCAGTTCATGTCATACGACTCGTCCAGCATCCGGCGCAGTTCATCCCGCTCCCACTTGTACTGTTGCGCATCGTAGACGGACGCGATGAAGAACAACGCGACCAGCCCAACCAACCCGGCTCGTTTGTGAGGCGTCACGAAACCTTCTTTCGCTTGATCCGCATGGCGATAGCCGACTTGCGGGCATATTCCTCTTCCGTGATGTACAGGTGCGCCTGGTTCAAGGCGCGGCGGATGTAGTCCGACAGCGTGTACCGGGGCTTGGCCGCGACGGCGCCCTCACCGACCTCCCGCCGCACGACGTTCAGCACGATCAAATCTTGCAACAACCGGATGACCGTCGCCGAGGGATACCGGGTCACCATCTCCAGTTCCCGCGCCGACATGTAGTGATTACGGGTTGGGCACGCCCGGTACATCAGTCGGACCATGTCCTCCAGTCGCTGGGGGATGGTGTCCAACATCGTCTTCTTCATCAGCCGGTAGTCGTCCATGTTGACTTCGGTGCGCCCGGCCACCATAGCCAACGACTGCCCCAACTTCGCCATCTGGACGCCCAGACGTGACCCGACCTCGGCCGAGGGCCGCGACGTCATGACGTCGTGGCGGAACTGATCGCGGGAGACCGTCCCCCGCATGCGGGCACCGAACCGCGCCAGATTGATGATCAGCTTCATGATCTCTTCTGGGATGGTGGGCACCACGTCGGTCTTGACCGTTTGGGTCAGGAACGCGTTGACGACGTCCGCGAGCTCGGCCCGCATGGACGTCTCGCGATTGATATTGGTAATGGCTCGCCGGATGATGTCTTCCTCGGCAACGTGGTCGAGGTTATCGCCGAGCGTGAATTTGAGGAACCGTTCTCCCAAGGCAGCGTGGTTGGAGCCAAGGTCATAAATGCGTGGTGTAACTGCTCCAAGAATCGTAAAGCGCGAGTCGTACTTGCGCTGAATGCCATTGCCGAATACCTTCCCACAGTGGCCATCGTACGCATCGCGCAGGATGGCAAAGATTTCTTCCTTGTCGGCATCACGCATGCCGATGATCGCGGTGAAGTCTTTGATGACCAGGACCTTGCCGTCCAGCTGTGGGATCAACGACGGGTCTTCGTTGCTCTTGAAGTTCGCCCCCGAAATCAGGGAGTGCGGCGTCAGCGATGACGTCATCATGACGTGGGCCACCGTCGACAGCGAATTCAGGTGTTCGGTCTTGGACCCGCCGGGCGGCGCCACCAGGAAGACCCAGATGGGCGACCCGTCGATTTGCTGGGAGACCACACACGCCAGCATTATACGCAGAGCGTCTGTGTTGTCCAGGAACAACCACTTCCGGAACGTCTCCTCTACCTTCTCCAGCGACGGAGCCTTGAACGTGGACACGCGGCTGGCCCCGGGAGGCGGCAACGTGTTTGCCTCACCCTTGCGGGAGGCGGGCGGCGGGGCCACGGGCGGCTTGGCATTCTTCATGCCCTTGGCCACCGTCACCGGCTCGAACCGCCCCATCAAGGTGCGGACCAGTGTATTGATGCGAAGGATGTTCGACGAGTTGGCCTTGACCTCGTCGCGGACATCCCACCCGTCTGGGGTGTCATCAGGCCACGTCAGCCCTGAGACGTTCGTCGCCGTGTTGGCGCACCGTTCGGCGCACAACTGCAGTCCCTCGCGCCCGGCCTTGTCGTGGTCGTACATGGCGAACACCCGCTTGTTCCGCAGGTACGTTGCCCACTCAGGCTTGAACGTGGCCGCACCCGGCACGCCGACAACCGCCCCGGCTTTGTTGGCGGTCTTCAGCACCCAGGCCCAGGCCACGGCATCCCATTCGCCTTCGCACACGAAGACGATGCCTGTGTTGTCCTCCTTCAACCGATGGGCGCCGAACAGGTTCGTTTTGGCGCCCGTGGTCGACCGCATCTTCCGACCGGGGGTGTAGAACCGGATATCGGTCACCAGTCCATCAGGGCCCGACGCAGGCACCGTGTACTCGGACCCATTCCATCCGATGCTCCATCCCTCGAACGCGATAGGGTCGACGCCCCGGTCGGCGGCCAATTTCTTCAGCAGCACGGGCGTCATCGCCGCCGCGTACTGCAAGGCCATCTCTGAGAGGAATTGCGGGATGTTCCCCGACTTGCCCGTGTTCTTGGAGTCCCACAGGCCGGTGGTCTTGTTGACGTAGAACTTCTTGCTCTTGCCGGTGAACGGGCACGTCCCGTAGGCCTGATCGTCGGTGAACCCTTCGAACTGAACCCCGTGTGCCTCGAACAGCGGAAGCGGATTACCGGATGCCATTACTTCTTACCTGCCGGCAGATGAATGACGCCATTGAAGGGCCACCGACACTGGGGGCACTCCTCCATGTAGTCAGGGTTGTCGTGGGGTTTGACGCACGGCACCTTGCATGCCGGGCAGTCCGGTCCATACAGCGACCGTCGGTGTGCATCCGCACAATCCCCGATGACGTGCAGTTGGTCGCGCATCACATCTAGTAGAGTAGTCACATCACCCCCGTTGTGCCACGTCTGTGATCCGTTTGAGCTCTGTTTCGGCCGCCAACCTAAGCCGCCGTTCTTCTTCGATCTCGTCGCGGAGCAGCCCGATCTGGCTCTGGCTCGCGCTCAGCGTCGCGTAGATCAAGAGCAACTCGCGTGCGGGCAAATTGGGCTTGCGCCCCGGCATAGGATTCCGTATACGGGCAATCCTGCATATGTCGTTCCAGATCACGGAAGTATCGAGCGCCCTCCGAGCCACGCGGCACGCCACCTTTCACCCAATCGGGAATGTCCACGTCCGTGGTGTGGGACCATCGCTTCTTGGCGGTCTTGATGCCAATCGGCAGCGGTACCGGCAACCCGGCCAGGGCGGAATCCATCTGCATCGTGTAGATGATCTCGTACATCAGGCGCCGTGAATGGACGGTGTACGGTACCTCGACCATGAACTCGTCGTGGATGGAGTTGATCATGCGGCACCGGGGGTCGAGGATCTCCCAGCGCGTCTGCAACATCCAGTCCAGCCGGATGGTGGCATTCTTCAGGATGTCCGCCGCGGCACCCTGGATCAGATAGTTCACGACCTTGTAGGCCCAGTCCGGGCCCAGGACGTAGCGCCGGCCGAAGATGTTGAACGCCTCGCCGGTACGCTTGGCGTCCTTGGCCATGCGCTTCATGAACGCGGTGGCCTGGGCGAACTCCTCATCGAACGACTCGATGAACTCCTTCGCTTCGTCGAACGGCATCTGGAGCAGCTTGGTCATGCGGCCCGGCTTCTCCCGTGAACCAACACCACCACCATACAGCTTGCCGAACATGATCAGCTTGGCCAGCTTCCGGTAATACTTGCTCCGCTCTTCGTAGTCCGGTCGCGAGGTAAACGTTTTTGACGCGACTCCGCTGTGGAAATCGTGTCCAGACAAGAGCAGGCCCTTCATGTTCGGTTCCCCGGAGAGGAACGCGAAGAGCCACACTTCCACCTGCGAGTAGTCGGGTAGATACCAGATGCATCCGGGTCGCGGGCCGAAGCATTCTCTCGGTCGGCTCGGGATGTCGGCCTTGCGCAAACCAGTAGTCGCAGAGGCGACCTGCTGCAGATTCGGGTCGGAGCACGTCATACGCCCAGTCACGGCCCCGGTCTGGTTGTAGTTCGGGTGCAGGACGAACACCCACTCGTCCTTTTCCCATTCGACCTTCTCCTGGGGCGACAGGGTGAGGCGCCGGTTGTACTCGGCGAGATTTTCTTCGGTCTGGTACACCGGCCCCTCGGGATACCAGAACTTCTCGTAAATGTTCAGGAACGAACTGATGCTCTGCTTGGCCGCCCGCCATTCCAAGATGGCCTTGGCCATCTCGTCTTTGTACGTGTCGGTCAGTTCGTCTTTGCCGCCCCATTCGGCCAACTGGTCCTTGCCCAACGACCTATGCTTCTTCAACGCCTCCCAATCGGGTTCCTCGCCCATGGCGCGGGCGAGCTCGATTTTCTCGTGACCTTTCTTAGTGTACGCCGGTTCCAGGCCACGTTCATCGTAGAAGATGCGGCACAGCTGCTTGGGCGACCGGAAGTTCACGCCCTCGGCCCCGTTGGCATCGGCCCATCGGCGCATGCGGGCGGCGTAAGCGTTGTACCACTTCACCAGCTTCGCCGCATGCACGGGGTCGACCCGCGTACCCCGGTCTTCCATCCGACGGAGAGCCCGGAACAACTGCATCTCTCGGGCGTACGTGACAGCCCCTCTCTGGTCGCGCATCAGGCGCTCGAACCACAGCAGGAACATCAGCATCGTGCGCCGGACGTCGCCGACGGCGTACTCCTCGCACATCTCCTCCGGACCAAGCCAGTAGTCGGCCTTGGCCGGTTTGCTGCCCGCGAACACGACGTGGTCGCCGCGCTCGACCTCTTTCTTGCCCCCGGCAATCAAAAACCCTTGTGCCTTGGCGGCACGGCGGGCCATGTTGACGGCCGCCTCGAGGATCTTTTCGTCGTCATCCGGGTAGTCCAAGTATTTCTTGGCCAACGGTTTCAAGCCGTACATCAGCTCGTCGCCGCCCGTGATGACGTGCGCCAGAATCATCGTGTCGTGGATATCGCCCAGAATAGGCGCCCCGACCATCCGATCCATCCGCATGTCATAGCCGATGTTGTGGCCGACCTTGATGAACTCTTCGCTGGCGTGCAGCGCGACGATGTGGTCCCAGTCTTCGTCGTTTTCGATCAGCGGCTTGCGCGTGTACGGGTCTACGGTGTATCGGACGTAGGCCGTGCGGCCGGTGGCGTCACAGTACGCGAAGGCGAACGGTCGGGCGGGGACGTAGCCCCAGTAGCTGACGGGGCCGTACGGAACGAGTCCAGTACCCTCTGTGTCGTGGGCCACGACGCGGGACTCGAATCCAAAGTACTTCTGAATCTCAGCAGCCACAGGAACAGCGCGCCGCGTTCGCACGGCGGGCGCTCGGCCGTCGCCCACGGGGCGAACAAGACGTTTCGTGGCAGATTCGAGATGTGTACGACGCACCCGCACGCGCATGCCTGACCCTCGACCTTGAGAATGCCTGCGATGATGTCATCCCGATAGACGGGCACCGACAGAATGTACAGCATGGCGATGTAGTTCGCCGCATCATGCATCCGGGAGTCCAGACCCTCGGACCCTGGATTCTGGCCCTCGGTCCAGCCCCGGATAACTGTCCAGTGCTTGCGGAGGAACACGCGCAACACGACCTCGGGGGCGTAGCCCTCTTCGCAGGCGGCGGCGAACACGTCGCGCAGGACGGCGGCGTCCGGATTGTAGTCGATGTTCTTGGGGCGCATCACGCCCACGCAATCAGCGAAGAACTGTCCAACCAGTCCGGTGAAGGTGCCGGGTGTCAATGGCCACCCCCCATGATGGGCGGGGCCGCGCGCAGGGCGCTGAGCATCGTCACCAGATGACCGGCCTTCTCCAGCTTGGGTATCAGGTCGGCCAACATGCGAGACACGGCCCGGTGAAAGTCTTCCAGCGGCATGATGGCCAACTGCTCATGCTTGACCGTCTCGCCTGACCGGACATGCAGCAACGCGGTGATGGCCCGGATCTTGGCGGATGGTTCGGCCATGGCCCGGATCTCTTCGACCCACAACGCCTCCTGCAGGGTCACGGGGCGGGACTCGCCGACGTCCATGGTGTCGGGGTCCGGGGGCACGGGCGGGTCCGCTGGAGGGCCCTGCAGGCCCCGCAACAATTCGGCGAACGATGACGGCATGTCTGACATAGGTGTCCTCCGTGACAGGAAATGCGGGGGAAGGCATCGCGCCCGCCCCCGCATGGTCCTACACCCGGCCGGGGCCGGGCAGTGCTACTTGGTCTTCTTCTTGGTCGTCGGCGCCGGGGTCACCGGGGCGGCCGGCTTTTTCACGCCCTTCGGCTTGGCCGGAGGCGGTTCGGGCTCGTCGGGGACATCGGCCAGAAGCGAGACGGCCGAGGCGGGCACCGTGAAGATCTTGCCCGCGTCATCGCGGATCTTGACGGTCTCGGCGGCGGGGTCCATCTTGTGGACGACGCCCTGGCGCGTGCCCTTGGCCGTCTCGGCCTCGACTCGCATGCCGATCTCGAGTTCGGCCGTGTCGTCCTCGTCGGCCTCCTCCTCGTCTTCCTCTTCTTCCTCGTCCTCGTCCTCGTCCTCGGATTCCTCTTCCTCGGACTCCTCGTCGGCCTCCTCGGTCTCGTCCTCGTCCTCGGCCTCGGCCTCGGCGGATTCCTCCTCGGCGTCCTCGTCGCCGTCCTCCTCCTCGGCGTCCTCGTCGCCCTCGTCGCTGGAGATGACCTTGTCGAGGAAGACGTTCTGGTACTCGCCCTTGGTCTTGATGGTGATCTTGCAGAGCGGCTTTTCGGCCGTGATGGCTTCGCAGATGCTCTCGATGTCGGCGATGTTCTCGGGGATCTCGTACCCGAAGGAACCGATCAGCTTGGCGGCGTGGAAGAGGTTCTCGTCCGTCTGGAGGTTCTGGAACAGCGGCTTGGTCTGGCCCTCGTAGTCGCCGTCCACGAACTTGAACATCACCATGATGTAGGGGCCCTTGGTGTTGACGCCGGGCTCCATCTTCTGGACGCGAGCGAGGTACTTGCCGTCGTCGAACTCCTGGTAGGCGCCGCCCTTGCTGGTGGCGGCCTTCTCACGCGCGGAGTCCCAGTTGGCGCCGGACTTCTTGAGAGCCTTCTGGAAATCGGTCTGGGGTGCTGCGGTCTTCTTGGCCACGACTACTCCTGGTGGATCAAGGCGGATTCACTACGCATGCTGCCGGCCGCCAACCGGTCAACCTGCTTGCCCTCGGCAAGGGCAAAGATGATTTGCCATGGAGTCGGGAACGTGCCGCGTGTCCCGACCAATTCAGGGAAGTCCAGGGCCAACCGTGCGATGGCCAGCCCCGTCTTTCGTGCCCGTTTCCTCGCGTCGCCTTGCCCGCCAGCTTGGTACCGCGACTTCCGAAACGGTGCGTCCATTGCAACGCGGAATTGACTACGGGTCAAACCTTTTTTCGCAATGGCCCAAAACGCCAGGTGCCGGTCATCCAGTCCATACGCGTCAGCCGGGTAGGCGTAGTCTGCGTACATCGACGCGGCGTAGACTTGGAAGATCATGGCGACCTGCGGGTAGGACCGATACCCGGCATGCACCTCCATTTCTCCGATGCGGTGGCGGTCGAAGTGCGCCGCCGTGCCGTGCATCCCTGCAACGATGCAGGGCTGTTCCCGCCACGACGAGGCGACCCCAACCAAGGTCTGGAGCGCCGTGTACGAGTACGACGCGTTATCGTCCGTGACGACGATCCAGAAGCGGTCCATCCGGCCGCCAGGAATGGCGTCCAACGCGGCCTGTCGCAAGTGCTCACGGCAGACCGCAATAGACCCCTCGGGGTTGTCGTACGTCACCAGTCGGACTGACGGCGCGACCGTGCGAAGCATCGTCCGGTACTCGGCGGCTTCGTGAGTGGCCACGCCGATGAAGGTGGACCGGTCGTTCAGGAACGGTTGCGTGTGCAGCGTCTTGGCCAAGAGCGCGGGCCGCCCCGAGGACGGGATGCACACCGCCATGGACTTTTGCCACAGCTGTGGGCGGTCCTCGGACGGATGGTCGACCGGCCGCGACCCGACGCGCTTGACGCTGACCTTCATCGCGTGGACCGTTCCCGAATTTTCCGAGCGTGCTCGGCTTCCTGTTCCAAACTGGCCCGCGCGACCTTGGCGATCTCGGTCAATTCGCGGAGCAGCAACGCCAACTCGATCTTCCAGTCACGGGGATTGGTCGATGTCGCCATCACGCCTTCGCTTTCTTCTTGACGCCCATCTTCTTCACGGCCTTCGGGGCCGCGACGGCGGGCGGCGGCTCGTCGACGTCGTCGGGGACCGGCAACGTGTTGTCGAAGGCCGCCATCAGGTTCTTGAACCCCACTTCAGGCGCGTTCCCCATGGGGACCGACCGCACATACCGGACGCCGTCCGGTGCCCTGAAGTGTTCTTGTAGGCGGTGGCCCGCCGCGATGTGATCGTCTCCCTGGAGCAGCAACACGCGCTCCTCGCCGTCGTAGTCGTAGTACATCCAGATATCGACCATGGCCTCGACCAAGTCGCGGGCCATGCCCGACATGGTCGGCTGGATGCGGTCGTACTTCGTGCCGTCCCTCTTCTGGACCTCCTTCTCCGTGGCATGGGAGATCAGCACGACGCCCATCGGCAACGCCATCAGGCGCGTGATGTAGTCGGACAACTCCTTGCGGAGCGCCGCCCATCCCTTGCCCCACGCTTCCTCGGACGGGTGATCCCACCCCTCGATCTTGCCGACGTGCGCGAAGCACAGCTGGTACAGCATGTCGACCGTATCGACGACGACGGTGCGGAACTTGCCGGGGTTCTTCTCCAGCGCCCGCAACGCGTCCTTGGCCGTCTTCCACGTGGTGACAGGCGTCTGGTAGATGCGGAGCGCCCGGCCGCCCGGCTCCGTCATCAGGAAGTAGGCGCCAGGGAACATCGACGCCAAGGTGGTCTTGCCGATCTTCTTCGCGCCGTACAGCAGGATGCTGTAATCCTGCAACGAATCGGACGGCTCCGACAGGTCAGTCGGTAGGGCGAACGCCGGGGCGTCGTCGGCTTTGGCCTTGGGGGCCTTGGCCAACACGTCGCCGGCTTTCTTCGGGGGCATGCGCTTCACTTTCGCCATTGTACTCCTCGTCACTTCGTTGATGGTCGTCACCGTATCCCGCGAGGCTGTCCAGGTCAGCCCCGTGGTGCTTCTCCAACACCCCCAGGAACCAGGCGTTCAGGGGGTGGACCCGCCGCACGGTCACCGAGTCCTCGGCTTGGGGGCGTCGGGATGTTCATGAGGATACGTCCCATTGGTTGAGATCCACTTCACCGGCCCGCCGTCCAACGACGACTGGGCCAGGACCCAGAACGGCATCTGCTCACGGCGATGCTGGCGCGGCGTCAGCACGGGGTCTTCCTGCTCGAACGTGGGCTGGTACTTCATGTCCGGGGGCCACGAGTCCAGTCCGGCGAACGCGGCGCGGCCCTGCCGGTCGGAGTGTGACCCCAGGTACTTGCCGATGAGGGGCGGGCACTTCATCAGGATCTCGCGGTACATCAGCTGCGCGACGCAGTTGATTTCCCAGTCCATGATGAACTCCATCCGGTTGGCCAGGAAGTCGCGCAACGAAATGAAGTTGTAAATCCCGTGGATGTACGTCTGCGTGCCGATGGGCAGCAGCCGCCGCGCGTCCTGCCACGGAATGCCCGCGTCGACCAGCGCGGCATAGATGCGCTTACCTTCACGGAGGTGATGTTCGATGACTTCCGTCAGCCCATAACGGTCGTAGGGAATGACCTTGTCGAAGGACTCGACCAGCGCGTCGATAGGGTGGTGGTCGACGATGCACGTCCACTCGAACGTGGGATCGGCATCCAACTGTTCGCGGAACCACTGTGTCTTGGCATCGATTCGGTCCTTGCCGCGCAGGCGGTCCCACGGCGCCGCGCCGTACTCTGGCAGCGCAGGGCCGCAAGCGCGGCGAATCGTTTCCGGCATAGTCCAGTCCCGATGACGCCAGTCGTTGTCCCGGCCCCCGTGCTGCATGAACGCGGCGAACCGAGCACGCACCATCTCATGAGTCATGGCGCGAGTTACTCCGTCGATGGTGAACCAGAACGTGATGCCCTCCAATACTTGCTGGAGTGTGCGCCCGCCGAAGCACGCGTCGAGGTACACTTCGACATCGTGGTCGACGTCAATTTCTGGGTGGTCCAACGCCTCCTGAATCCGCGACGGCGCCCCGCCCCAGTTCGACTGGAGGTAGTCGAACATCGCGGAGTAGTAGTCGCGAGGCCCCCAGGTGTCCAGCGTCACGGAAATGGACTCGGGGCCATTCGTGATCTTGAAGTCGGGGGTCTCCCCCCGGTGGTCGGCGTGCGGGCGGTGGCCCGCGTCAGCGTAGTCAGGCATGGGTGCTATCCGATCAGGTGCAGGCAGTTCAACGCATCTTCCAGGTCGGCGACGGGTACGCGCCCGACCGTCTGTGTCAGCGAGGTCGTCCCTCCGTTCAACACATGGAAGACAGGAATGCCCAGGCTGACGTATTCCTGGACATACTTCGGGTCATCGTCGATCGCGAAGATCTGCGACGGCATCGGCGACAGCCGTTCGACGAGGACGGTTTTCTTTGACGGGCCGTGCCAGACGTGGTCGTACGGTAGGCCGTGTCGGTTCAGACTGGCAATCGTGTCCATCATCAGGTTCGGGTAGCGGTCAATCGGCCGCGACGTGACAACGATGATGACGTATCCCAACCCGCGAAGCGCCTGCATAAATTCCTTGGCGTACGGCATCAAAGGCAAGTGCGCCTTCGCGCCGCTGGTCCGGTACGTGTGCTTGTACGCCTCGAACACCGACACCGGAATGCCTGTCGACTCGGCGCTGATCCACTTGCGTTCGCCGATCAGGCGAATCAGAGTCAGCCGTACGTCGTCGCCCAGGGGCTGCAGGTACAGGAAGTTGCCGAAGTGATCAATGTAGTCAAAGATGACGTTGTCCAGGTCGACGATGGCCACCTTGGCCCGCAAGTTGCCCCGCGCGTAGTCGGACACCCACTCTTCGACATATCGCTGCTCGCACACGGCCGACTTGGCCCAGTACAAGCGCTGGAGCGCTTCTGGCGTGACATCAAACAGGTTGCACAGCGTTACGAAGTACTTGAAGATGTCCGTGAGTTCTTCATGGCTATGCGCCATGTTCGGGCGGTGCCGGGTGTCCTTCCGATGCTTCTTCCACGCCACGGTCTGGAGCAACTCATGGATCTCAGACTGCATCAACAGGGCAATGTCCTTGACCTGCTCGGCTCGTTCCGCGTCCGTCTCGGGGTCGGGCCGAAACTTCCGATTGAACCCGTACTGGTCGTGCCAGATCTTTCCCCACTCGCTCATCGTCCCAGCCTCTTCCATGAGGGGGCGTCGGCCCATCCTTCGCGGTCGTACTTGAGGGAATCCATCCATTCCTGACTGAATGGCTTGTCGTCGCTGACGATCAGGCGCCAGAGGGCACGAAGTATCTTCATGATGTCTCCTAGAGAAGTGACGCGAACGTCCGGAGCTGGGCGTCGGTCATGTGCAGCAACTCGTCCGAGTCCCACCGACCATAGCGGCCGAAGCTGTGAATGGCCATCCCACGCAGGTGCAGCAACAGTTCGGCAGCTTGCGGCACGTCGTAGATGCGCCCCGGTACCAGCTTTTTCACGGGCAACTCGGTGTGCATCGGCGCCGAGGCGTACTCCCGATGGGTGGACCCGTCCAGATGCCGCGTCTCGCGATAGGCATTTCGCGTCGTCGAGTAATTTACCTGAAGCACGGTCCGGGCTTCGTGGTCGTCGGGCGCGACCGTGACGAAGATGGGGCGCGACCGGAACTCGATGTGCTCGAACTGATCGACCGCGTCGAACGGAAACATCTTCAGCAGCGCTGGCAGGGGGATGGTCGATACTAGGTGTGAGTACAAGTACGTGTCGCCGTTCGCCATGTGCAGCATGCGGGCGTCGGGGTCGATACGCTCAACTCTGGCGCGGTACATGATGCGGGTCGGCGCTGGGAACGACGTCGGCGCATACCCGTGCGACAGCGGCTGGAACTGCCGGGCGACGGCATCGGGCCGGGTCTGGACCTCGAATCCCTTGCCCACGCGTTCCTTGTACGCGCGAATGCCCTCGGGGGTGGGCGTCTCGCCGTCGATGGTGGTCAGGACCTGGAACTGGACACACGGGAGGTCCGCAACCGGCTCCCACCAGTAGATGGCACCGAACGTCTGCGGCCGAGGCGTGGCGACCGGGGGCGGCCCCCAATCCAGAATCAAGGCATCCGGCATGTATCGCTGGGCTACGCGCCCGACCATGCCCCCGCCGATGATGACGATCTCTTCAGTATAGTTCACGAAGTCCTCGAGTATCTCGAATAAGTCACCGGGCGGGCATCATCAGGTCGTGAGCGACGGTGTGCCTCGAGGACCGACCGCCTTGCCCATCCACTGCGTGTTTCCCCGCCCGGTGGAACACCATCATCCAACATGCCGGGCCCTGCGTCAACTGGTTTTTCGTACAGATGCCCGCACGACGGTCTCCGACAAAATCGCGGACTTTTTGCCAACCAAGTAGACTTTTTCCATGTCGCCGAAGCACGTTACATCGATAATTTGACTGCTGATATCGATGCGCCGCTCGATGTGTTCTTCGACGATGTCGGGCCACACCAACGGCCCGCCGCACGAGACGCAGTTCGATGTGCGCGACATCGCAGGCGTCGAGCAATACGCGCACGGCACCGGGACATGCGGCGTAGGAGTCTTCCAGTACATGGAGCTCATGACGCTTCCTCTCCCGTGGTCGCGGGCGGTGGGGTCAGGGCGGCCAATTCTCGACGCCCGTTGTCAGCAAACCTCCGCTCGATGTCCTCGGCGGACATCCGCTTGAAGTCGATGCCACACGCCGCGCACTGCAGTTCGCCATCGTCCAGATACAGGCCAGCCGCCGTGGCGTGGTGACGAAGGCACAGGAGCATCCGCAACCGCGCGTTCTCCGCCTCCAGCCCCTCGGCCCGCGTGCGGGCGGCGGTGAGGGCGGCTTCGGCCTGCATCACGAACTCCGTCTTGGCCGCCAGTTCGTCGCGGAGTGACACCATGGCCGCATCGACGGCAACCACTTCGGCGCGGCACGCCTCCTCGAATTCACGCTTGAACCGGCGCTCTTCTGAGAGCTTTGCCGTCAGGTGAATCGCCTGCGCCCGGTTGGCATCCCGCTCCCCCTCCAGCGCCTCGATGCGGGCGCTCGCCGAAGCAAGACGACCACCAAGACGGGCATATCCCTCATTGGCCGAACGTAGCTCAGCCTCCAGTTCACCGATGCGGGCCTGGGCGGTGGTGAGGGCGGACAGAAGGCGTCGCACGTCGTTTGCCTGCGCATCATCGGCGAAGGAACCGGCAAGCGAGCCAGTGCCATCGTCCACGGCGAGATCGCGCTGTAGCCGCTTGATGGCCTTGCCTACACGCGCCATCTGCGCCGCCGTCAGGGCGGGCGGGGTTGTTCTCATACGTCCCCCAATTCGCTGAACATTTTCGGCCGGATGTAGTACTGGTTCCGCATGCTGCCGTCGCACCAGTTTAGGAACTCGCACGTGCCGTACTTGTTTTCGCAGTGATTGTCGTTCGGGTAGTGGCCGCCCTCACCAATCCACCACAGCACGAAGTCGCGGAGCAAGTCATCCAGGTTCGCTCTACCGCGTTTCAGATCGTTGGCCTCCAGGTCCATGTTGATCCGCATGAAGTAGAAGTCGGGCCGATCATCGATGTCTTCACCGATGCGCTGCGCGAACTGCGCCAGGTTCTCGGACTGCTTCTGTCGCAGTTGCGGGCGTCGCACGATGTTGTAGATCACTGACGTCGGCGTTTTGCCGTACAGGATCTCGGCCGCCAGCAAGTAGATCATGACTTGCAGGTTGTACGGCAACATGGACATCAGGTTGCCCGGCTCGACACGGCCCTTGGTCTTGGTCTCGAACGACCCGACCCCGGACGCACGCTCGAACAACCCGTCGATCTTCCCGCGCAAGTACGTCTTGACCACGCGGGGCTGCCAGATACCGTTCACCGACACCGCAGGCAAGGTGATCGCCCACGGCAACTTGAACTCCTGCTCGGTCTCGAGCCACGTGAGCTCGCTGTCCCGTTCCCACCAGAACGAGAAATACCGGGGCAACACCTGCTGCGTCATCAGCATGGTGAGCTCTAGGTCCTGGGTCAACTCGGCATTCATCCGAGGGTTTTCCTTCTTGAACGTCTCCTCCAACGTGTCGAGCAGATGGCCCAACACGGGCCGGGGAATGACGCCCTCCCATTCGCCGTCGCGGACACCCTGGTAGGCGTGTTCCAGCGCGGCGTGGACGATGTTGCCGAAGACGATGGGGAAGCCCATGGACATCTTTGTGATGCCCTTCATGTAGTTGCGGGCCTTCCACCGGCAGTCGCGGAACGTCGACAGCAACGAGAACGTGATGCCGTCGCGTTCCAGAATGTAGAACGCCTCCTCAACCTGCGCCGTCGTAGCGGCCGTGGGTTTGCGTTTCGTAGGCACTGACTTGGGCACGGTAGTCGAGCTCCTGATCGTAGGCGGTATGCCAGGCTTCATCAAACGCGGTCCGGTCGGGCCGCAGCTTCCCTTGCTGAAACAGAATCGCGTCCACCGTCATGTCGCCAAGACAGATGTACGTCACGTCTCCGGTTCGCCAATCCCTGATGTGGACGACGGACCGCTGACGCGTGGCGTGCGTCGACAGGTCGGGCATCGGCGGCATCAGGTCGGCGTAGTCCTCGGCCGACCACGCCTCCCCCGCCGCAAACTTCACCCGTGCGACGGCGGCGGTCCCCCACTCGGCCGAGCGATGATACTCACGCTGGCGCTGGTACCACGGCGCGATCCATGTCACCGGACACCCCGCGTCCGAGCGACGTACTTCCAGAGCTCGGTCATCCGGCACGACTCGCACGTCACGCGCTCGGCCAATGCCGAACTGAATGCGATGGGCGTCTGCCCCGGACGTCCGCAAGCCACCGCATTCGTCGGCAGCCAGTAAAAATGCAGTATTCGTTCTTCTTCAGGCATGTATCACACCTTTCCCGTCAACGCCCACAGTCCGATGCCGACCGCATCCCACGCGTCAGCCTTGATGTCCAGCTGCTCGCATCGGGATTTCCCCAGTCGAGCGGTCACCCGACGAATGACAACGTCCTTGGGCAATTGGCCTTTCCAATCGCGCGGCGTCGCCAATGTCACGGCCCCCCAATCATGCCCCGCCAGGAATCCTACGAGCAACGTCAATTTTTGCAAGTCACCCGTTTTCCAGCCAAACGATCCTTTGGCCGAGCCTTCCTGGTAGTGAGGCATCTCGATGACGCAGTGGATGCGCGGCTCGGACGTGATGAACTTGTACCTGTTTCCCGGGAGCGTGTGATGTCCGGCTATCCCCTCCCCGATGGCATTCAGGATGGTGGACATACGGTCCCCCAGTGTACCAGACCTTCGGGGTTTGACGACGCCGACCTTGACGAGCTGGCCATCGAACCACAGCGCCCACCCGCACGAGTTCAAGCCAGGGTCAACCGACAGCAGCCACGGGTAGGCGTCGTCGTGCTCCGGCCAGTTCTTCCAGTGATACTCACTGTCGCGATTTAGCGTTGCCATACATCCTCTGGAATTGGGCGCCCCACTCGGACGCAAGGGCCATGTCGAAGGCCTGTTGGTTGTTCCACTTCTTCCGCAAGGCTTTGGACACGGCTTCGTCGATGGACCCCCGGCACACCAGATCGATGACGTGCGAGGCCGATGTCTTCATGCCGTGGATGATGCGGTCCTGCGACTGCGCCCGCACTTCCAAATCGTACTTGTTGGAAAAGTAGATCGCGGTCGACGCTCTCGAGAGGTTCAATCCATACAGCCCCGTGGCCAGCTGAATGAGGATGACGTTGAACTTCCCCTCCTTGAACGCCGTGCGGATCTTCACCCGGTCGACGCGGGGCGTCATTCCGGTAATCGCCCGCGCATCAATCCCGGCATCCTGCAGAACGCGTTGGACGTCGTACAGTTCCCGGTTGAACCGGAACCACACCACGGCCGGTTCGCCCCTTAAGTCCATCTGCAGGCGGTTCAACAATGCCTGATGTTTCCGGTCCGAGATCAGCCGGTACGTCGTCGTCGGCTCTCCGGTCTCCTCATCGACCGGCCCCGCTTCTGGGAGGTAGCCTCCGGCGATGCGGGCCAGCCACACGTCGCGCACCGTGGCCCACTGCGTCTGATGGTCGCCGACGCTGAAGTGTTTCATCACCGACTTCATCGCCTTTACCTGCTCTTCGGTGGGGTCGACCATCCATCGGTTCTGGAGCAGGGCGCCGCCGATCTTGGCCCGCTTGCGCGTCATGCGGAATGCTTCGCGGGCGACCTCGGTCTTGATCTCGGTGACGGTGGTCGCACGGGCGGCCCACTTCCATGCTTGGAATCCGACGGGCTGAAAGAACTTGCGCTCTCTCCACAGCCAGAAATTGTCGGACCCCATGAACTGCCCGTTGAGGAACACGAACTGACTGAAGTAGTCTTCGGGGCCTTCCGGATTGGGCAACCCCGTCAGGATAGCCCGGTACCGGACGCGGGCACCAAGCTTCGTGACCAGCTTTGTGGTCTTGGCTTTCGGGTTCCGGAGCTTGGTCGACTCGTCTGCGATGATGCCGTCCCACGTCGGCACGCGTTCGAGGAACGTGGCCTGCGATGCGCGGATGGCCTCGTAGTTGAACAGCACCCAGATACGCGATGACCCGGTGTAGCTGCGTATCTCTTCGACCAGGGACTCTCGGTCGGCGGGCTTCATCCCCGCCGCCATCAGGATGCGTGTCTCGCCTTCGTCCCGGAGCTCGTCGATCCAATCGTCCAGGACCTCGGTCGGACCGAGGACCAGGATCGTTCCGCCCTGGGGGAGCTTGTTTCGCATCCAGCGGATGGCCACGGGCGTCTTGCCGCAACGCATTTCCATGAACAGCGCGATGCGGTCGCGCGGCGCGGCGTAGGCCATCGCTTTTTCTTGATGAGGCCAGAACGTTTTCAACGGAGTATCTCCCTGAACAAACGGCCGGGGGACTTTCGTCCATCCCGGCCGTCGAGTGCCAACGCGTCACGGAGGACGCCGCCGCGCTAGCCCTTCTTGGTCTTGGTCGTGACCTTCGCCTTCGGCGCCTTCTCGGACTTCTCGGCCTTGGGCTCCTTGGGCGCCTTGCCACGCGCCGTGACCGGCTTGCCGTCCTCGCCGAAACGCGGCAGCGGCGTGTCGGGCTTCTCGTTGCCACGGGCGCCGGTGTTGTAGCCCGAGCGGATGCCCGCCACGTGCTTCTCGGTGTAGGCGATGGCGCTCGGGAACTCCACGCGCATGGCCTCGGCCAGCTGCGCGTCGGTGAGCTTGGCGCGGAAGTTCTTCCGCATCAACTCGTTCTGGAACGCCGCGATGGACAGGCCGGACGTCACGCCCACCATGCCGCGAGCACCGCGCGGACCCTCGGTCTTGCGCTCGCGCGGCGCGGCCGGCGTCTTGGCGGCCTTGGCCTCGACGGCGGGCGCAGCGGCCGGGGCGACCTTCTTGGCCTTGGTCTTCGGGGCGGGGGCCGGGGCCGCCTTCTTGGCGACGGCCTTGATGGACCCGAGCTTTCGGGTGGGGGTGGTCTCGACTGCCATGATGTTCGTGCTCCTTGATCCCTAGGGGGGATGCCTTACGTGGTCGCTACATGCGACCCACGCGCCGATATCCATTGTCCACACTCAGCAAATGCATTGCAACACTAATTCGGCGTCTGCCCCCTGTTTTTTTACCGCCGGGGCGCGATGCGCTTGATGCGGAGCCAATTCCGCCGTTGCGGCGACTTCCTGGGGATGATCACGCGCTCCAAGATGGCGCGGTCCGGGGCGCCGCAGTTGTCCAGGAACGCCGTGCCCCCCAGGTCCGGCAAGCGGTCCCGGTCGGACCAGATGCCCCGGACCGAGAACGTCGCCCCGCACGTCTCACACTGACCCTCCCATTCCAACGGAGCGGCCTCGGGATCTTGCACCAGCAGCACGCGCATGTGTTGGCGCTCGCCGGCCAGGATCTCGATGATGCGTTTCATCCACTGCTTCAGCTGCACGGAATGCAAGTACTTCTTCCGCGACAGGTTCGGGATGGGCGACCGCCGGGGTCTGCGCCGTCGACGCGGGGGTACCCACGTGGGCAGGTCGTCGCGGACTTCCAGGCGCAACCGCGGCAGCACCAGCTTGTCTTCAGCTTGGTCCAGCTGGATGGCGTAGGTCAGTTCCCGCAAGAACAGCTTGCCCCCGTGGAACCGTTGCCGGTGCTTATCCACGTTGGCCAAAAAGGGCCGTGGCGCGTCCGGGGAATTCGGGGTCTTCGGGTCTGTCGGGTGTTTCGGGGAAATGGGGGCGGAATCTCTGGAGTCCACCCCCCCGGTGCCCCCACCCCCCACGCCCGGACGCCGTATCTCTTTCTTCTTCTTTATTTCCATATATTACACATTTACATCAAGTTAGAAAAAGGAAGAGAGGGAAAGGGGTGATGGCGGGGTGGGGACATGGGGTGTGTGGGGGGTGCGATGCAGAGTTTCCGTCCCCATTTACCCTAAGCCCCCGATTTACCCGGAGTGTACCACGCCACCGTCATGAAGCCCTGTAAGTCCCCTGCAGTGGGCGTACCCCGTGCCCACACACACACGGACACGGTTTGCCGTGTCTGAAGGGTCGCCGAAATTGCCGCGATCAAGCTCTCCGTCTTGTCTTCGAACGCCGCGACCTCGGAACGCAAGGGGCTGTCGGTGACCGTTTTGTCCCAGGTCAGCCACCCGAGCGACCCGACGCGGACGTAGTACGGACCGGGGTGCCGGTCAGCGCCGACGGTCACGGATGGTAATCGTGAGCTCATAGGGGGCACCCTCCCGGATGCGGCGGGCCTGTTCGCGCCAATCGACGGTGAACCGTTCCTCGCCTGGTAACCATTGACGTACGTATTCGATCTCGAGGTGGTCGGGCAGGTCCTTGATGTACTGCGCCAACCGGTGCTTGAAGCCGCCCGGCCCATCCTGACCGGGGATGGGGTACTGTGTGGGCTCGTACGTGCGCGGGGCGCCGGGCATTACAGGTGCTCCGTCAGCACAGCGGCGACCCACGTCAGCACCAGCGCCAGAACCACCGTCCAGAGTGCGAGTTCGCGGTACGACCGGATGATTTTCATGCAGGCTTCGAATCCGTGATGGCGGCCAGATTGCCGCCCTTCTGGGTGAATAATCCAATGGCCACGCCTTCGTTGTCCACAGGGAAATTCCACGTCTTGGCCGATTTGCCCCGCCCGGTCACAATGACCCACCCCTTCCGGGGGGCTGGCGGTTCCTGCAGGACGTCCGGGGGCGGGGGCGCGGGCATGTTCCCGGCCGTGGCCAAACAGCCCGCTAAGAACGCCGCCACGATGGCTGCGACGAACGCCAGAAGAAGCCATCCCATTACCGGCCGCCGATCTTGGCCGACTTCAGCAGGTCCGTGTTGTTGGCCCGGTCGACGCCCTTGAAGTACGCCTCGGGGTTGATGTTGACGTCGCGAACCTTTTTCGTCTTCTGGTCCTTGAACGGGGCGAGCAATGCGTCCTTGTACTGTTCGATCGCCGCAGACTTGCCGACCAAGATCATGCCGTACTGGGCTCGCTTGCCGGGCTTGACCACGGACATCCAGTCCTTAGCCCGCTCGTTCAGGCGGTTACCGAACCCGTACACGAAGGATGAGTGGTTGACCTTCCACGTGCCGCCGTAGGCCAACCGGGCGTAGTGGCGGGCGGCGCCGATGAAGACGTGGAACAACTGGGCGGCGAGCTCGGCATCGGCCGGGGTGCCGATGAACTGCATGGACTGCCACTTGTGCGGTCCCTGGTACCGGGTCTGCAACCACCCGGACGTCGAGGTCAGCGTGGCGACCGCGTTAGCGATGGCGTGGTCGTAGCGGGCCAACAACCCCTTGCGGGTGTAGGACGTGACTTTGACGATCTCGATGCGGGGCTTTTCGGCGGTGCGCCCGGCGGCGGCCTCGACGTCGGCCAGCGACAGGTCGTGTTCCGCCATCATCTGTCGCATCTTGGTCATGGCCAACTCCGCCTCGAAGGGATTCGAGTTGGCATGGGTGGCCATGTTGAACAGCTTGATGATGCGGGCGGCAATCGGGTCGGGCGTGTTCTTCATCGTCGCATCCTCCGATGCGGGCCGGGGTCCATCCCCCGGCACCCGTCCATTGTACCGTGGCAGCAATGGACGGGCACCTGTCTTGTTTAATGGGCGGGCTTGTCTCCGTACTTCTCCTGAATCCACGCCTGCTGTGACGCCGTGTAGGCGCGGTACTCTTCCTGGGCGCGGTCGAACTCCTGGACGGCGGTCAGCATGTCGTCCATGATCGGCTCGGTAAAGCCTTCGTTGTTGGCGCGCTTGCACAGCAGCGCCATGCGAGCATCCGCCGCGTTCATGCGGGCCAGGGCCGGGTGAGCGTCGTTGTCGCCGTAGTTCATGGCTACACCAGCTTGGTGAAGGGACGGATGATGCGGCTGCCGTCGTTGGACTCGATGGCGGCGCGGACGTACAGCGGCAACAGCTCGCTGATGTGCGCCTGCGTCACGGGGTCGCGGCCCCAGGGATTCCGCGCCATGACGGCCGCGATGACGCGCAGCAGCGCGACCGTCGAGATGCGGACGTCTTCGTTGCCGCCCGCCGCGATCAAGCTTTCCGCGACGGTGTTGGCCAGGCGGTACATGGCGGCCCGCTGGTCAGCGGACATCTGGGCTGTGACGATGTCGTGGGGCATGGGCTCCTCTACTGGATGTGGGTGATGTCTTCGATGCTGGGCTCGGCGGGAGGCCACTCGACGCACGCGGCCTCGACGGTACCATGGTTGCGGACCGCGTCGAGCGCTTCGACGATCTGCTCGACCATAGACGCGCGTTCCATCAGCCGCCCAGAATCGTACGTGGCGACGATGCAGACGCGCACGCGGCCGGCAGTAATCGGCTTTCCCATGGCGTCTTCGACGGTGGTTTTGGGGTTGATCTTCTTTGGCGGCATGGGGCTCCTACGAGAGTTCGCGCATGGCCGTCGTCGGCCGCACGTACTCCTGAACGATGTGGAACAGCTGGCCTTCGTCATAGTCGTCGTGCTCGCCCAACCATGAGATCAGGTCGCGCACGCGCCGGATGAACTCGCACGCCTCGTAGTGCAGTTCGGCGAGCGTCAATATCGTGACGACTTCTCCGACGATGACCAGAAACGGGCGCTCGGTGATGTTGAGCTCGTACCAGGACTGGGCATCCTGGGGCACGCCGGTCTGGGTCGGCAGGCCCGGAGGGACGTCGCGCAGGTACTCCCACCCGCGCATGGCCATCAGCCAGCGGATAGGTGCCTGCGCCAACGGGAATGCGGCCGGATGTCTCTCGGCCAGCGCCGTGTACCAGGGAGTGAAGTCGTTCCAATCGCGGCCCATCAACTCGATGGCGTCCGCCAGTGGCATGGTGTGTGAGGTGTCCATACGCTCCTTACGACGTGGTGACGAATGCAGGGGGATACGCGGGGAACAGCGTATTGCACGCCCGCGCCGCGTGCTCGAGGTCCTGGAACGTCCCGATGGGCGTGCCGTTCCAGTCAAAAGCCTCGTTCGGGTGGTGAATCCACACGCGCACGTGCAGGCCAGGACCGAGATCCGCGTCCGGGTACTCCTCGATGGTCAAGGTGAAGTCGAACCCCCCGGCCGCCATCGGGTAGCCGATGTTCTTGACCCCCGCGATGTCGAGCGGGTCGAGGGCGACGTTGCACAGCCAGCAGCGCTTCATCGCGCATCCACCCACGACGGGGCCGCGAGGCCGTTGTTGGCGCAAAACGTCTCGATGTACGCTTCCAGCTGGGCGAGCAACGCGGCCTTGTTGCGCTTGGGCAGCGTGACGATGGTCCGGGCGACCGAAGCCGCCGACCGGCCACGGGACATCTTCATGCCCGTGTTGACTTCCAGCTTGAGGGCCGACCGGGTCGCCATCAACCGATACAGCTCGATGTGGATGGGGCCCTCGATGGTCATGCCACCGCCAGGGTGTACCGTGATTCCGTCTCGCATCACATCCTCCGATGTGGGTCGGGCGGTCCATCCGCCCACACCCATCGTCGTCGAAAGGCGGGGCGGGTGTCACCTGCAAAATCACCGCTTGATGCGGACCTTCATCTTCTGGGGCTCACGGGCAGCGAGCTCTGCCTTGATGGCTGCGAGGTTGCCTCGGACACAGGCATCCAGGAAGTCTTGAATCTCCATCTCGCAAGCCGGCGTCGTGGCCTCGGCGGACTTGTCCCACCGTTCCTGGCCGGACTCGACCCACCAGGCGGCGATGGCTTGCAGGTCGTCGCGGTCAAAGCCGAAACGACGCGTGACGGTACGAATGGGGGCGTCGGACATGGCCACCTCCGTGGCTTAGGGGTCCTGCAGGACACGAACGGGGCGCCGCCCATACCACGGGCCGGGCCGGGGCCAGGCGTGTCCTGCAGGACGTGTTACAGGCCGGGTTCCGCCCGCTCGACGACCGTGTACGGGACCTGAGCCACGAGGACGACTTCACCGAGGAACGCGTGGTAGGCAATCCCGTCCACCGGGGTCGCGGGAGTGGCCTCGTTCGGGCGCACCACGCGGACGGGGAGCTCAGCGATGGCCGGGTTGCAAGCCATCATCGACTCCAAGTGTTCATGCAATTCAGTGACGGTCATGGGCGCCTCCGGGGGATGACGATCTTGTGGTAGCGGAAGTGCAGCTGGGCGTCGGTCATCTGATCGAAGGTCAGCGGATTCCGCAACGCCTTGCACGAGACCTCGGTGCATGGCTCGTAAATGCACGCCGTGGCGTGGTCGGCTTCGCCCAGGGGCATGGGTTCGCCGCAGCGCGGGCAAATGTCGCTATCGAATGTCGCCACGCTGCATCCTTTCTTGCAGGTCGTCCCGGAATGCAGTCAGCCCGTTGATCAGGGTGTTGAGCGTGTCGAACGCGTGGATGGTCCGCGAGTCCGTCAGGCAGATGGTCACGGTATCCTTCGCGGATTCGGCGTACACCAGGTCCAAGGTCTTCAACCCCTTGTTCATGAAGTGCGCTTCGATAGCGAAGTGGCCGTTCGCACCGGCGAAGAACGGCAGGCGGATCACTTGTGTGGTGTGCCCCTGGATGTCAAACGTCTGTCTTGGCACGGGCTTTGCCTTTCATGTAGGTCTGCAACTTCTGGGCGTTGCGGCGAGCGATCGCCGCGTTCAGGGCGTCCATGGCGAGGCGATGTTCATCGCAGTACGTCTGTCCCTCGACCGCGTCACGGCGGCACTGGGTCCAGACAGACTTTTCCCGCAACGGACTGGCGTGGGGGATTCTCGTCCCGATCAGGTAGGAGCATTGGGCCATGCGAGTCTCCATAGAAAAACCCGGTGTGCCTTCGACTGGGAGGGGAAGGCACACCGGGCGCGACGACGGAGTCGGAGGGCCTACGCCGTCGCGGTCGTGGGGGCAGCCTTGCCACGGACGGGCACGACAGCCTTGTTGGCGTCGTACTCGACCGAGACGCGGTCGGCGGTCTTGACGCCCTCGAACATCTTGGAGTGCTTGCCCGCGTTGTAGTCGCGGCGGGCACCCTTGACGTGGAAGACGTTGAACGCCCCGCCGCACGCCGTCGGGAACTGCTCCTGCCAGAGCTCGACCAGCTGGGCATCCGTGAGCTTCTTGGTGCCGTTCTGGTAGAACGTCAGGTCCTGGAACTCGGACACGCGCAGGCGGTCGTTGAACTTGTCGCCGTTCGGCAGCGTGAACGCGTGGGCGTCGCGCGAGACGAACTTCGACGGCGCCTTCTCCTTCGGGGTCTTCGGCGCCTTGGGCTCCTTCGGGGCCTTGGCCGGCTTGTCGGCCTTGGCGGCGGGGGCCGGGGCGGGCGCCTTGTCCGGGGTGGGGGCGACGGCCTCGGGGGCCGAGGTTGCGGGCGCGGCCTTCGGGGCCACCTTCTTCTTTGCCGGTGCGGGGGTCTTGACCGCCGCCTTCTTCACGATGCCGAGCTTCATGATGTCCTCCGTGGTGTTCAGGTTCTCACCGAACCGTTCGTGTCAGATGCCGACGTCGTGCCCGCATCCAATGAACCAATGATAAACCGCCAGTGGTTCGGTGTATACTGCAAACGTGCGCCTAGAACGGGATGTAGTCCGAGTATTTGTCGTAGCAGTAGACGAGCGCCGAGTCTCGGGTGTCGGCCTCGACTTTCGCGAGGTCGGCCTTGCCTTCCTTGCTGGCCTGTTGCCGAGCGCGCTCCAAGCGCAGCGCCCGGTTGAACTCCGACGTCAGCGTGCTCCAGAGCAGCAGGTGTTCCGCCGACATGTCGTGAACTTCCCCGGCTGACGGCAGCAAGATGCGCTTGTCGACCGGGGGCTTCCGATGGTAGTTCTTCAGCCCCTCGGCGTTGGTCTTGGCCGGCAAGTGCTTGATGCCGCGCGGCGGCGCAGGCGCCGGGGCGGCGGCAGGCTTCTTGATCTTGATTTTCATTCGTCGTCCACCGTTCAGTGCGTTTGACGGGGCGCATGGTGGCCTCGGTGAAAGCCGATCGTGAAGGCCGTCACCATCACGTCGGCTTCTTTCTTGCCAATGGCCGTCAACACCGAGCTCTCGGCGTCGTAGTCCAGACCTTTCCGCACAATGCGGTAGCGCGTGCCCATGGCATCGCCGGGCGTCCACGTGGCAAGCTCGTGCCCGGACTCCTCGAGGCGGATGTTCTGGGTCTGGAGCCAGGTGAGGGGCTTCATGCCTGGGGCTCCTTGAACTCGGCGATGTTCTTCATGGCGCGGTGCGTCACGCCGACCGCTTCGCGCAGCGTGTTGATGGCGCCCGCCATGTCGGCCATGGAGTCAGCTGCAAACCGCGCCAGCCTCGCCATGTCGTCGAAGACGGTGGCCATTTCCAGCAACAGGGTGCGTTCGGCTTCCTGGCGGGCCGCCCGTGCCGCTTGGTTGGCGGCATTGCGCTCGGCCTGGCGCCGACGCCGGGCAGCGGCTTTGCCCTCGGGGTTGGCATCGCCGATGACACTGGCCGTCATCAACCCGTACTCGACTCGGCCGTGGACGTTCTTCAGTCCGGCGTAGGCCTGTTCCGCAGCGGGCTGCAACAGCTTTGCCGCGCGTCTCAGCTGGTCTTCTCCGGCGACCGGCGTGTCTCCCGCGACGGCCCGAAGGACCGCCGCGAGGTTGCTGGTTCGGCTGGTCAGTCGACCAACACGGGCCGGGTGGGCAGTGTAGGGGTTGTCGTTCATGCGGTCTTCCGTCCTCTCATGTCTTCGATCAGGGCACGGGCCCAGGTGTCCTTGGGCATGCCGGTCAGGCGGGCCAGACGGTCCAGCGCTTCATCCGCCGCCATGGGGTCCGTCCACTCGGTCTTCATCAGGGTCAGCCGTGCGGTCCGGTGCGCCTCGTTCGTCATGGATGAGGCGACCAGAGCCAGCAGTCGTCGTGCGCGTCCGTCGTTCATTTCGTGTCTACCTTTCTGTTGCGCGCTCGTCTCTCTCGAAGAGCCTGGCGCCCACATGCGCGGAAATGGCGTCTTCCACTGAGTCTTACGCCCAGGTTATTGCCAGTCAAAGCATGTCCATTCCGGCAGTATTCGCCGAATGCCTTGTGCAGCCTATTGTGGCACGCCTGGCACAGAGGTATACACTTACGTAGTTCGGCTTGAATCCGAGCTATGGAATAGTTGCTCGACACCAAAGTGCCGATGCACACGTCCCCCGGACCTCTCCGGACTTGGTGGTGCCATTGGATTTTCTTGTTACCGCATTTGCACGCAGCATCAGCGGTATACTCGGTGAACCATGCCCGGTGTCGGCCGCCAAGGGCATTCATGGTGTCGCTGCCTTTCCGGTCTTGATCAGGCGCGGCATCGCCTTCATGTAGTTGTTCGTGATGCGAGGGGCGGTCGGGCGCGGCAGGTAATCGTTCCCGCCCTGGCGGCGCTGACGAGCGAGACGGTCGACGCACGCGGGGCAGGCATCGACCGTGTCCGTCCGGGGCAGCTTGAGGATGCGGGTCGCCGCGCAGTCGTGCGAGAAATCCCACTGACCGGTTTCGACTTTCATCCACGAGGGCGGGTCGCCGATGCGGAGGCGCGTGGTCGTGTGGGCGGGGGTCTGGGCGTGGCACGCGCCACAAGTGACAGTCACGCCGCCGTGTTTGGTGAACTCGTACATGGTCATCCCCTCCGGGATGGGGCCGGGGTCCATTCCCCGACCCACCCATCATGACACACAGGCGCCCGGCTACGTCCTTGATTCGGGCTTCACAATGACGGACCGGCCATCGGCCCTGAGCGCTCGCCGGACGCCGAGCTCTTGCAGCATTCGCACGCGTTCATGCGCTTCCGCAGACTTTCGTCCGTACATCTGGAAGCGCCGAACGCGTTCGCGTAACTGGGTATCGGTCAGGTGCCGGAACTCGCTACTGGGCAGCATGTCAAGCCGTCACCAGTGTGAGAACTGCCCACCCGACCAAGACCAAAGTCGACGCGATGGCGTAGACACCGATCAGGCGAAACCCCCAATGCGCCTTGAGCAGCACGGGCGGCGGCAGGGGCGGCTCGCCGTTCCCCGGTCGGCGGTAGGGTACTCCATAGGAGTCCCGGTGTCGCTCTAGTAGCCGAGTGTTTCGCTGCCGCGTGTCGGCTTCCGCGATGAGCGACGTGATGCTGCTTGACGCGATGGACACCAGCCAGATGGCCCAAGCAAAGTCGACAGACATGGAACCCCCGGTCAGGCGTGGTCGTCGCTGTACAGGAACGCGTCCACGCGGTCGGCGAGGATATGCACCCGCCGCATGGCGACTTTACGGTAGGCCGCCCGCTCGCGGTCGGTCCACTGATCCATGGGGAAGTCCATCGGACTATCCGTCTGTCGCCGAAACACGTGGTACAGGTCGCTGAGGGCGGCGTCTGCCGCCCGGTAGCGCGTCCGGAACGGCTCGGGCCAGTCGATGGTGTGGAACAGGCGACTGCACTCCTCCACGGTGAGCGCCGTGATGGCGCGGGCCGCAGACGACCAGGAGTTCGTCTTGACGACGTCGGCTGGCACCGGCATCGCGAGACTGGCGTAGTGGTTGGTGACCAGCTGGCCGCACAGGCACAGCGTCGTGCCGCAGACCGGGTCCGTGTCATAGTAGACGCCCATGTCGAGCGTCTCGGGGCGGTTGAGCAGGGAGTCGACGGCCGCGAGCAGCGGGGCGGCGACCGAGGGATGGGGCGCGGGATAGGTGACGGACATGAGGTTCCTCCGAACCGTTCAGGAAAAACGGGGGGCGGGGCACCCAGCCCACATCCCCCGTGCAAGTGTTCCGAAGCGCGAAGTGAATCGCGTGGTCTCTAACGCATCGTCGGGCCCTCCTCACGGGTGACTCAAGGTGGGGTGGAGAATTCCGTGCCCCACCGGGGACGAACCAACATGGACATCATCCCCCGCCAGCCGGGGGATGTCCACTGTGTTATTTGATGCTGGTGACGCGGCCGTTCTCGATAGTCACTTCACCATACCACCGATGTGGTTTAGGAAAATGCGGCCCCTCGACGGTGGCCGTGCCGGTGTCCGGGGGAGAGCCAAACGGGCCGGGGTTGAAGACCGTGACGACCTGGCCGGCAGCAATCGCGTCCTTGACGGCCTTCTTGGTGGGGAAGTTGGGCCGGACGTACATGTTACTCGGCCTCCGTGAGGGTGGGCACCAGGGAGCCCAGGAAGTACCGCGTCGCGCAGGTCCAGCACGACAGCCGGTTGTACGCCAGCAGGCAGGGATCGTGCGGCGCGACGACCGTGTTGCAACCATCGCACACGACATCCTCGACGTCCATAGCGAACAGGACCGTAGGGTGTCCGTGGTCATCCAGAGACGTCACCGTCATCTGTCCGGGCTTGTTGCCCCGGACGTGCTTGACGAACTCCGCACCGAACATCAACTGTCCGAAGGTGGCAGGTTCGCCGTCGGACTGCAGCACTACTCGTACCATGGCATCCTCCGATGCATGTCAGCGGGCCATTCCCGCCGACCCATGTATCATCGTCGATCAGGAATCCTTGGTCCACTTGATAATTCGGGCGGGTCCGGGGCCGAACCGCCGTCGATAGGCGCCGCCTGGGGGCGGCTGCGGGGCCCTGCAGGCCCCGAACGGGTCGCGGGTCGGGTACCGGGACGGCCCCGCGCCCGCGTGGCCTGCAGGACGGCGTTATTCGTCCTCGTGGATGAAGGTTTCGGGGTCCCAGGTCTCGCCGTCGACCGAGACGTAGTAGCGAATGTACTCGGCTGCCAGCTCGGCCCGTGCGACGGGGCGGTCGGGGCCGAGCGCCTCGTACTTCTTGTTGTACGGGTGCGGCCAGTTGTCGACGTGGAACAGCCGACGGGACAGGCGGTAATTGCGCTGCTCGATGTCGTCGTTGTCGGGGTCGTCCGTGAACAACAGCTTCACGGCTTCATCCTCCCAGGAATGGAACCCCAGTAGGTTGGCGAGGCGTTCGCCGTACGCGGCCGAGGACACGCGGGGCGTGCCATCGTACTTGTAGCCGTAGAACGGCACAGCGATCAGCATCTTGTCGATGTCTTCCGTCGACAGGCCCCGGTGGCGCAGCACGATGCCGCCCGCGATGCAGCACGTGGTGCCGCAGGCTTCGACCATGCCGGAGTTGTCGGTCCGCTCCTTGTGGAGAATCTTCGACGTGTCGCGGGCGCCGACCCAGGCGTGCATGTCGAAGTGGTCGGCCTGGGCGACGAGGTCATCGGCGAACGTCAGCAAACGTTCGCGTCCTTCGGGTGTGAGGTTAGGCATTGGGGTCCTCGGTTCTGTGACGTTTCTTACATTCCCGACACACTTTAGAGCCGTTCGAAGGCTTTGTGTATGTGTTCTCGGGCGTGAACTCATGTCCGTGTTTGCAGTGAGTTTTTTGATGTATCTCACTATGGCATTTACGGCATACAGGGTCGCATTTCTGCAATTCTTCCCATATGCGGTTTATGGACCCGGTGCAGTGAACTAGAGACCCAACAGTCGGTTCCCCCGGTTTTCGAGGGATTCTATGGTGCCAGATAACACAGGGTTCACCACATCGAATGCACTTCACATCTTTCGTGTACTCCCGGAACCACTCTAAATTCCGCAGTTTAATACGGGCGTTGATTATTTTTTGGACTCCGGGAGTATTGCGCCCGCCCATTTTTACTCTTCTGGATTTTCAGCGTAGGTGTTGCCTTCCCCGTACAGGAAGGTTTCGATGGCGAAGGCGGCCAACCATGACCGCGAGACGTTGTGCTGCTTGGCGAGGGCGTTGAACGCCTTGCGAGCCTCGGGGTGCATGGCCGAGTAGATGGACTGGCGACGGAGGCGACGGCCCGCCTCGTCGAGGATGGGGGCCTGGGCGCGGGGCGTCTTAGAGGGCACGGGACAGATCCTGGAGACGCTTCATGAAACGATCGCCGTCGTACATGCACGAGGCGTAGGCGTCGCGATACTCTTCGGGCCACTCCAGGTCGTTGCGCCGCTCGGACATCGCTGCACGGACGTGCGCCCAGTCATGCTCGAGAGCTTCGAGCGCGTCCGCCATGATCTGTTCCCGAGGGATGTCATGCGGGGTATACGGTGAGCCAGCCATGGTTCCTCCGAACCGTGGTGGGGGCAGGCACCATGCCCGCCCCCGATGACATCCATTATGGGCGCCAGTGAAACCGTCGTCCACTTGGAAATTCGCCCATCAACGCGCGGATCAGCATAGGATCAGGGTCGCCCCAGGACTCGAAGTAGCCCTCGACTCGCATGGTCCTGCCAGGCTCACTTGAGATGGCGATGTTTCGAATCAGGCCTACCTCGATGTAGCGGCCGTCGGCGGCCTGCACATACAGCGCAGGATCGACAGGCGGCTTCGTCAAGCCAGAGCTTCCCCTGGGCTTCTGGGTGATGCGGGCGGGGGTGCCTGCGCCGAACGCGGAGACTTCCTGGTCCGTGGCGAGCGTCACCGCCCCGGCCGTAGCCGAGACGATGATGCCGGTCAAGAAATTACGCCTGTCCACGATGCGCTCCCCGCAGAGTGGAGAGGTCTCTGGGACGACGCGAGGCGTGATGCGCGTAGATCTGCCCCAGGCGGATGGCCTTGGCTGCGACGCGGTGCGCTTCGGCTTCGTCGAGAGGCTCCCCGTCACGCCCGAGGTCCAGGGCCAGGTCCTTGACGTACTCCAGCATGGCGATACGAGCGACGTGCTGGTCGTAGGGCGCGTGGACCGGGACGTAAAGCCCCGATGGAGCCTTGACGGGCGCAGCGACGGGTTCGTCTTCCTCTTCATCCTCGTCGCCGGGGTTGCCGAGCGAAATGCGCGTGACGTCGGAGCCCACCAGGCGCACGCCCACGGAGTCATCGTGCATCGGCGCACGGAACAGCAGCAGGCCCGCGCCGCGCAGTTCGTCAAGGTACTCGTCCAGAGACTGCTTGACGGTACTGGCGTGGCCGTCTCCCGCGACGGTCTGGCTGAGTGCCGGGACCTCCAGCGTCAGGACGACGTGGGCCGTGAATCGAGCTTTCTTGCTTCGCATGCTACACTCCTACGGTAGTGGTGGACAAGGACTTCAACAGCTGGGCGGAGAAGTGAATGCCCTCGATGCGGGGGTAGATCAGGGCGCGGACCTTGTCTGGGTCGGCGACCTCGCGCCAGGTCGTGCCCGGCACCAGCGCGTGAATGGGGCCGGTCTGGATGATGACGCCCCGGTGCAGCACGAGGTAGGTCGATTCCCTAGTCTTCAAGTCCACGTGAACTTTGACGACCGTGCCGCAAAACGCGAATTCACACTGGAAGTAGGTCAGCATCATCCCCTCCGGGATTGCGGGTCGGCATCATGTCCGACCCACCCATCATGCCACGCAGCGATGGCCTGTTATACTGGAAAATTCGGGGTCGTCCACACCCGGTACCAGTACCAGGCATAGGCTAGGAACGAGTACAGCATCAGGAACATCATCGCCAAGCGATACGTCCCGTAGAAGCGCGGCAGTGGCGTGCGCGTGGCTTCGTACTGGCGCTGGGTTCGTCCAGCGGCGACGATGTCCTCGGACAACAGGGACAGCCACAGCGCCCAGACAAAGGTGACCAGGATGTGGAGCATCAGGCGGTCAGCGTGCAGGGCCGTCATCATGTGTGCAGCTCGCGCGGGCCGGGACGGTCGGCTTCGCGAACGAAGCGGATGGCGGCCTTGGGGAAGTGTTCGTCGACATACTGCATCGCTTCCCATCGGGTCGGTGCCGTATGGACGATGAACGAGAACTGCATGTCGCCGGGGTGGTCGTTGCGGTCGTCGAGGTCGTCTTCGTACTTGCACAGCCACACGGCGTAGGCATCGTCGCCCTTGGCGCCGGTGGTGTCGATACACACGTGGTAATCGTTTTCGATGGCCATTCTTTGGTACTCCGCGCCCCTGCAGGACGCGATATGGGGGCGGGCCATGCCGTGACCCGTCCCCGGTGCCGTTCGGGCCCTGCAGGGCCCTGCAGACGGTTGGTTACATGCCGTAGCGCAGATGCGGGAACGCGGGCGTGACCAGGCGGATGCGGGCCTTGTAGTCCAGGATGTTCCACCGAGCGAAGAAATCGTCCCGGCGATGCGGCTCCCAGTCGCGCATGAACCCGCGCATGGAGTCTTCGATGCGGTCGGCGTCCAGCACCATGTCCAGGACTTCGGCCCGCGTCATGTAGGTACGCTTGCTGCCCATGTCCCGCAACCCGGCCAGGCAATCGCCCGCGATGTAGGACCAGACAGCGTTGGCGTGCGCGTGGATCATCTCCACTTCGGGCGCGGTGAAGGTAATGCGTGTCTGGATGGTAATCATGCTTTTTGCTCCTTGGATTCGGCCTTGGCCTTGGCGATGGCGTGGGCGCGGTGGAGATCGGCCATCTGCTCTTCGGTGAGCGGGAGGATGCACATCACATCCTCGACCGCGTGGTTGGCGAGCTCGAGCGCGTCCCACAAGGAGACGACGCCCGTGGGGCTGACCGTCAGGTACAGTTTGCCGGGGGCATTGGCGAGCATGGGCGGTTCCTCCGAACCGGGTCTGGCGTCGGGTATCGGCGCCGTACGACCATCATCGCCGACAGTCCGCCGCATGTCGCCTGTTTTCACGGGCTGGCGGCCATGCACGCGCTCAAAAATTCCGCGCACAGTTTGGAAGACTGACCAGTTTTCTATAGCGCCGTCCAGGACAGCTTTTTGGGTGTTCTCCAAATCTTTGACCACGCTTTGGAAATGCCCGATGGCGGCGGACAGCGCGACGTTGTGCTGCTCCCACTCGGAGTAACCGAAGTCTTCGCGGGCCATATAGCGCACGGCGTTGTAGTTGTCGAAGTTCACTTCTCCTCCAGGTCATCTGGGCCCATCAGCTGGACGTGGTCACGCAACGCCACGAGGCCGCCGATCAGGGCGTTGAGGTTGGACAGTGATCCGATGTCGACGAAGTGACGGACTCGGTCCGCGTCCGTGTCGACGGTCTCGATGCGCAGACACGTCAGGGCGCTGTCCGTGACGACGGCGCGGGCCTCGACGACCTGCGCGTCCGAGGGGAACAGCGAAACGATGGCCGTGCGCGTGTTGCGTTCCTTGATTTCACTCATGACTGGGACAACCTCCGTCGTCGGATCAGGACTTCGTTTTCGTAGACCTGCCCCATGAAGTTCCCCTGCCGGAATCGGGGGTAGGTCTCGGTCAGCATGCGTGTCACGTTGCCGAGCACGCGCAGCACGGTGCTGCGGGCGGAGTCGTCGGCGGTATCGGCCAGCGAGAGGCCAAAGGCCTCGGCCAAGACTTCGTAGTCGTGGGAGTTCATGGTCAGTCTTTCTGTGTAGCGTAGTGGTGGCCGTCCGGACCCAGGACGGTGGTCTCGGGGGCTTCCCACTCAAAGTCATCCGTCAACACGCTGCCGCACGCTCCGCAGGTCTGCCCGGCCTCGGCATCCCCGGCAAAGTACGGCGAGGCATCTGGCCCGTCGCTGCCGCAGTCATCGCACAGCAGCTCGCCGTCGCACGCCCATCCGAGAATCGTGAAGGTCTTCATCGTCTGGCTCTCCTCCGGCGGTGCGGCCGGCACAGCCACACCACGGGTGCGTAGACAAGGAAACCGGCGGCCGCTCCCACGACCGCCAGCACAATCAGAAACTGCAGCCCGTCGCTCATGTCAGTCATTGACTGCGGCGTCGAGGTCGCGGGCGCCGCCGGGGCGCCAGTACCCGCCCTTCGGGTGCGTCGGGTCGGAGTTCCACTCCCAGCAGCTGCGCCACGTCGGCGCGATGGCCGTGCAGATGATGCGGCCCCGGTAGACCTCGAAGACCCACCGGGCGGGGGCGTGGAGGAAAATGTTCCTCAACAGGTTGATTTCTCGGTGTGTGATCAGCATCCCATCCTCCGCTCCCTGGCGCGTTCGGCGGCGTAGTCCGCCTCGTCCTCCAGGTAGGACGTGTACAGCTGGAAAGCGTGCTCGGCCTCGGGCGTGGTGCGGGACTCGACCGGCACGGGCACGACGCGCTTGCCTTCGCATTCTTCGCACTCGACGTCGTAGCGCCCAGACATCAGGCCCGCCCAGGACTCGTCGTCCCAATCGCGGTCGCGATCTTCCTGCGTGATGCCGCCGTCGAACGCCGAGTGCCAGTGCGTGCCTTTCCCCTCGCACCGGGGGCACACCTCGTACCGGGCGGGCAGGGCGAGGAAGCGGTCGTCATCCTCCCGCTCGGAATCCTCCACCAGGAAGCGCATCTCGCGGGGCTGAAATTCGATGGTGCTCGGGAGCTTCATCGCGCACCGCCCATCAACGCGCGAGCCTTCGTGATGTCGCCCGCCACGGCCCACGGGGAGACGGCATCGCGGTAGGGCGTGCAGTACACACCTGCCCCGCGCATCCGGGCCAACACGTGCAGGCGGTCGCTCCGCGACGCACACGCGAACGTGATAGTAGAGATGCGGACGATGGGAGTGGAAATACCCTGGCGGCGCTGATACGCGAACGCGTAGGCCAGCATGCGGATGCGGCGGGCCGTGCGGCGGGCCACGTGGAGGTCATGGTCGTTCTTCATGTCATCCCCTCCGGGAGACGGGGTCGGCGCGATTGCCGACCCCATGATGATGTCACGCAGGAATCGCGATGTCGACTCCGTTATTCGGCGAACACGCGCTGCACCGACAGGCCCCGTTCCCGCGCGAAGGCCACCGCGAGGGCGATGTTGGCGGCCGACACGCGGCCTCCCAGCAGGGGGTCGGTCGTGGTGTGCAGCTCACCCCGGTCAGTCGACACGGCCCACAGGCCAGGTGCCCGCGATGCCGACGACGTGCTCGGACGGAATCCAGAGGATGTGACCCGACTGCACCGCGTCGTCGTACTGGCACGCGTCGTACGCGGCCTCCGTGCTGTCGAAACGGTGAACCTGCGTCGTACGGGCCAAGGAACCGGCCGTCTTGCTCATGTCGCCCCCTCCGGGGTGCGTTGGTCGCGCCACGCAAACCAACATCCCCATGATATCGACCAGCGATGGACTGGTCCACTGTAAAACCGATGGCTGCGGGGCTGACTTCTGGGGTGCTGTCCAGCCCAGGCAGAGCTTTCCCTGCCCTGCGTGGAGGTGGACCGCGCCCGAAGGCGCGGCCGGGGGTGGGTCACTCGTACCGGGGGCGGCTCGCGGGGAACGGGCGGGCGACGTGGTCTTCGACGTAGATTTCCAGGTTCTCTTCACCGGCGGCCGAGTGGCGGTCGCGGTTGCCCTCGTACCCTGGCCCGAACACGGCCCGCAACAGGGTTTTGCCGGCCTCGATGTTCTCGGGGATGTTCTCCACCATGATGCTCCCGAGCGGCGTACCCGCGTCGTACCACCACCCGCCTTCCTCCGGCCCGCCGTAGCATCGGCCGACCTCGTACGCGTTGACGTGGCGGTAGGTGGGCGGGACGCTCGGCTCGGTGCCGTCAATCTCGTGCCCGTTGCACGTCGGGCAGAGGTGCGTGTCGCCCGCGGAGTCGGCGAGGGGTTCGTCGAACTCGGCGAGACAGGCGGTGCAAACGGCGGTGGTGAACTCCATGATGTATCCCCTCCGGGATGTCGGGGCGCCGTCATCGGCGCCGTGGCCCCCATTGTATCAACGGAGACGTTGGCTTTCGCCTCTGTTTTCATGGGGTGGCAAAGCTTTGCCTGGGTGCGTGGCGCGGGAGCCAAGGCCCCCGTGGGGGCCTCGGGTCGGGGCGTTACGAGCGATACCGCGCGTCGAGGGCGGGCAACTTGTTTTCGAGGTGCATCCCGCCGACCACGAACTCGGAATAGGATTCCACGATGTCCGCGTGCCCGTCGGGGTAAATTTCCAGAATGACGTGCCGCACTTCAACGAACGTCGCGTTGCCCGTACGCGAGCGATGCGTCCATGTGGCGATGGCATCCTCGATGGCGCGAGCCCGCGCCGGGGCGTCATCCGGGGTCGAGCTGGAGCCTACCGTCACGTCGGCCACGCCGCGCCAGACTTGCATCGTGACGTAGACATCCGGTTCGACCGTGACCGCACGCACTACCATGTACGAGAAAATTCGGGCCTCTGACATATCCCCTCCGGGACCGTGGGCCGCCATCCATCGGCGCCCGCGTTCCGATGATATCGCGCAGTGGACGCCTCCGGTCTTGATTCCACCTCCAGAGTGTGCGACGGACAGCTGTGCCTGGTCCACTCTCGAGGGCCTTTTCAAGCGCGGAGGGGCGCACTGGTTGATACAATCGACGGGCGGGGCGGCGATGGACGCGACCCCGGTTCCGGAGGGAACGACAATGGCGGATTTCCTGAATGACGACGATATCCTCGAATTGAAGGGCGTGTGCGCCCACATGGCCTCGATGTACCCCGTGGGCGAGGGCGTCAACGTCGACGCCGAGGGCACCGCCGAGACCATCGGGTTCGGGGACGCGAACGAAGACCGGGGCGCCGCGTTCGCCAACCGGGAAATGCTCGTCCTCGAACGCCTCGATTACGGCGGGTGGCGGGCGTCCTATGCCTCGTGCTCGGACGTCAATTCCGTCGGCACGCCGTATTTCTACGGCCCGACGGTGGCGTCGGTGCTCGCGCAAATCGCCCGGCACGAATACTGATTCACTCGGGCGCGATCCGCTCCGTCGTCCACGTCGATTCCGCTCGGTCGACGTGGTCGACGCGGATAAGGCGATAGCCGGGCAATGGCTCGATGATCACCGTCACGCCCGCATGGGGCAGGACCAGGGACATCCCCGCCCGTGGGCGCAGCGTCACGGTGACTTGGGGGTGCTGGTCGACGCCGTCCGAAACTTCCAGGAAGGCGAGGTCCCGAATGGGCTGGCCGTGCAGGGTGGCCTCGCCCTGGTGGAGGCCGGTGCTCACAAACGTAAAGTCTGGGGGCTGTGTGGGCTGCGGCCGCACCGTCATCAGGGTGTCCTCGGTGGGCTGCGTGGCTGCGGCGACGTCGATGGGCTGCGTGAACAGCTTCTGCGCGTCGGCGTCGGTCAGGGGACTGCGGGGCGGCGTGTGGTCGCATTCGCTCATGGCTGTGCGCTGCTGACCGGGAGCGGGTGCTGCGTCGTGGATGGGGAGGGAGGCACGGCGGCGTCGGCGGGTTGCTCGGGGTCGCCATGGTCCGGGCGCTGGGGCTCGGGGCGCCAGGCTTTGGGGGCTGGCGTCGGGGCCTCGATATCGTTGGCGAGGGTCAAACGCGTCTCGGGCGTGTGTGGGGGCATGGGTCAATGGCTCCAGAGAAGGACGACGGCGTAGCCCAGCACGAGGGGCGCGGCGCAGAGCACGAGGGCATACGTCGCCAGGGTCAGCGTGCCGGGCGGTGGGGCCAGTGGGCGCAGGGGTCGATGGGTCGGCATGGCGGCCATCATGCCCCGCAGGGATGGGAATGTCAACTCGATAGGGGATGGGGGGTCCAGTCCGCCGCCGAAAGACTCGGGGAAGTGGGCAGGGGAAGTATTTCAGTCAGCGATGGGGGTGGGGGTGGGGCGGCTCCGAAAATGTCAGGCAGCCCCTGCAGAAGAAAACCTACTACTCATAACTGTAAAGAATGCTTTCCATTCCATCCATAACTGCCTCGCATCGATCTATTGACGAGGTTAACGCCGTTAACTCATTGCTTTAAAGCGAATACTATCCGTTAATCCTTGTTTACTAGTGAAAATGACTGGTTAACGAGGAATTACGCAAAACTGTATAATTCCTCGGTTACGCATCCGAAGCGCTGGCATCCTAACTAAGATAGAGCTTTCCCTGAATCTAGACTTAGCTTAGATAGAAAGTTTCCGACGCCACGGCTGCGGCTGACCCAAGGCTTTGTCCGCGAGGCTTCGCTTCTTTGGCCGCCGAGGTTTCGCTCCTGCGCGTCGACTGCGGCCGAGGCAAAGCTTTCCCTAGACGGGCTGCGGAGGCGTCCCTCTACGCGCTGCGGCTGCGCCGAGGCAAAGCTTTCCCTGGTCGGGAGGGAGAGCTTTCCCTGCGCGGGGCGGGGCGCCGGGGACGGCCCACGGGCCGGCGGCGAGGCGTGGACTGCGGGCATCTGCGGGCGTCCTGGAGCGACGAACGCCGGGCGCCGCATGGGACGGGACGGGGGGCGGATGCGCGTGTCCTGGAGGGGCTGAACGGGGCTGACCTCGGCGGGCCTGCGGCTGACGACAGGGAGAGCTTTCCCTGGCTGTGGCTGGGCAAAGCCTGCGGCTGCCTGGGCCTCGCTGTGCCTGCGCCCAGGAAGAGCTTTCCCTGGCTGGGGGCGCGAAAGAACGAGCCCCTGCGGGCTCGCTCCCTCCTCCCGCTATTCTACTAGCGGCTGCGTGGGCTGACCGAGAACTGCGTTGTCCTGCGACTCCCACCGCAGGCAGACCGCCTGGGCGTCGAGCACTTCGAGGGTGCCCAGGGTTAGGTCTGGGTACAGCTGCGACAGGATAGCGATGCGGTCCTGGTTGAGGTCGATGTCGTAGGTCTGGCCGTCCATCTGGATAGTCTTCATGCGGGCTCCTTCGATCGCGGACTGCGCCGCAGCGGAGAGGTGCTGGTAGTACTGGTCGCTCATGCGAGGATACCGAGGCCGAGGGCGACCAGAAAGCCAGCGAGGAAGAGGATTGACAGGCATCCATCGCCTGCGCGGCCGGGAACTGCGGGGAACTGGTTCTGCATGATACGGGCTCCGTGGGCTGCGGGATGGGCGGGGGTCACCCCCCCCCCGCCCGAATGGGTTAATCGTTGTTGCGGTACGGGGACGGGACCATCACGACGCATCCGACCGACGACGTGATAGTGACCCACGTGTCATCCAACGACGCGATGTCGTGGGCTGCGGCGTGGGGGTTCCACACACCGTCGGCGAAAAACCGGACGGCCCATGGATCGGCGGCGATGGTATCGGTGTGGATCACGTACGATTCAAACCGGGTTGTGATGCGGAATTCGACCCCCGTCGGGATGCGGTCGATACGGCGTTCGGTATGGTATGGCATGGGTCACCGGATGGTTACGCGTTGAAAAATGGGCGGGGGCACGTGGCCCCCACCCGTGACCGAACGGTTACGCGTTCGGTTTGACGTCGTGGCACCGGAACGGGCCACCCCACGCGCGGACCACGTCGACCGACCCCCCGTGGCCGTTCGTCCACCCGTGCGCCCCACGGTTGACAACCGGACGCGTCGTGGTCACGTGGTCGTTCCGGACCGCGAAATTGCACCGGGCACCCGGCCATTCCGCCCGCCACGCGACCGCGATCGCCGCGTCGGGCGCCCCCACGATGGCGGCAACGGCGTACATCACGTTTTGGCCGTCCATGATTTTCCGGCCGGTGTACCGCCCGACGTTGACCGTGGTGGCGGACGTCGGCACGTGGTGTTCCGCCGCCGCCGCGTCGAATCGGACGACCGCCGCGTCGATGTCGGCCGGGGTCCGGACGACGTCGCGGACGGCGTGCATCCCGGCCGCGATGGCCACCATGGGGGCGGTCGTCAACGCCGCCACGATGTCCGGCGTGAACCGGGGTTCCACGGCGTCCCCGACCGTGCGGGTTGCGGTGACGACCGCCAACCGGTACCCGTCGGCGAACGGGACCACGTCGGCCGTGGTCGCGACGACGTCGGCGGGGTCGGCGATGACGACGTCGGTCGGGGTGGCGACGTCGACCGACACGTCGGGCGTGGTGTCGACGGTGGCCGGGGTCGTGGTGCGGGGCGTGGTGCGGCGTGCCATGATGCGTTGTCCGTTCGTTGGGGTCACCCACCGGTGACCGTTTTTGCGTCCGGCGCCGTCGCGGCGCCCGGTACACCATTAGCACCTGCCTCGGACCTTAAGCAAAAATCCACATCCCCATCGCTGGCCGTTTCTGGGGTGAATCGCTCCCGGAATCCCCGGAAATCGCTATTTTTACCCGAAGCGAGACTCGTAGATTTCTGAGGCAGTTTTCAAAAACCCTGAGTTTGACCGTAAAATCCGGGTCTATAATGCATTTGATGTAATGAGAGACGGAAACTCTGGGTTCGACCCCCCCTACCCCCCTACCGTGCCCCCCCGCTACCCCTTCTTTTTCCCCCTCCCTTCTTCTTCTTTTTCTAATTTAATGTAATAATGGTATATATAGATAAGAAAGAAAAAAGACAAAGGAATAAGGGCGGTGCCCCCCCATGGGGACGGTGGGGGGCGCGCTCCAGAGAATCCGTCTCCATATCCCACAAACACACATTTGACACAAACCCCCGGATATGCGACAATACCCACCTATGCATGGACGCCCCCTGATTCGCGATGACCGGCCCCCCTGCCAGGCCCCGAACTGCACGGCCCCACGGACCCTGGGCTCGACGTACACCCGCGCCGATGGCACGGTGGTCCGCTCGTACCGCAAGTGGTGCTCGTGGCACGCCAACCACCCCCTGTCGCTGCCGAACCCCGGCCTGGCCCCGGCCCGGTCCCTGGACGAGCCCGGCTGTCACGTCCCTGGCTGTACGCGCGTGGCGCGGCGCTATCCTCGGACCACGACCGATGCCGAGGTCGCCGCCACGCTCGAAGAGCTCGCCCCGCTCCCAGCACTCGACCGCCCGCCCACGGCCAAGGAACGGAGGGCCTGGGCCCGCGCTGAACTAGAAGACATGTACGGCCCCGAGTCGACGCAGCACGCCGGCTATGCCCTGACGTGCTCGCGCCATACCAAGGCCCACATCCCCTCCCTGACGAACCCGCACGTCGCCGCGCTGGCCGCCGAACGCCCGCCGCGACTCGTGCTGCCCCGCCCACCCCGCAAGGTCAAGAAAGTCGCCCCCGCCCCCGCCCCGGCACCGAGACGGCGCCTCGTGCCTGAGTCGAGGCGGCGTCTGAAAGCCGTGCCGCAGAAGCCCGCCGCGGCCCCCTCGCTGGCTGGCCGCACCCCCACCGTGATCCCCAGCGTGATCGCGGCGTTGGAGAAGTTGTCGCCCAAGGAACTCAAGAAGCGCGGCTTCGTGAAATCCGGCGGGCGGTTCTACGAACTGTAACCACCACCAGAAAGGACACCCCCATGCCGTCGTTTGCCTTCCCCATCGGTCCCGTCTACCACTTCCTGTCCATGGCCATCGGCCGGGCGCCGTTTGTCGTGACACCGGACGTTCTGCTGGCGCAGGGCGGTCACATCCTGGACGCGTACCCCGCCGCCATGCGCCAGGATTTGAAGGACACGGTCCTCGCCGCCGACGTGACGGCGTTCAACACCCGGCTCGAGTTGGTACGTGGCGTGGTCGCCGACGTGCTGGACGAGCGCGACCGTCAGATGACCAAGTGGGGCGACCAGACGCACAGCCCCGAGATGTGGCACGCCATCCTGTCCGAAGAAGTGGGCGAGGCCGCCGAAGCCCTGCTCCACGACGCATTCGGGGGTGCCCACGCCGGCACGCTCGAAAAGGAGATGATCGAGGTCGCCGCCGTCGCGCTCGCCATGGTCGAAGCCTTGCGCGAGGGGCGTTGCGGCACGCGATACACCCGTCCAGCGGAGGGCAAGTGAGTGCCTACCGACCCGTTGCCGATTCGACACGCCGACTGGCTCCAATCACCGACACTGGGCTGGCACGACGCCCACACGATTCCCCACGGCCCGAGCCCAGCCGACCCGGTGCTGGTCAAGGCCTGGTCCCGCCGCACGAACCAGCTGTTCGTCGCGGTCGCCGTGTGGAGCGAGCTCCACGGTCAGTTCCTGACGTTCAACGGCGTGCAGTACGCCGCGCTGACGGCCCGGATCGTGGAGTGGATGCCGCTGCCGCCGGAGTGGCCCCGGCATCCGGGTCCGACGCTGCCGGGCCCAGCCCTGCCCGGATGACGCGCCCGGACCCTGGCCCGTCGTTCGCGGCGTGGGAAGAAGAAGGCCGCATGTACGCGCGGCGCAATGACGTCTCGTCCTGGGACCTGGGCTTCTGGCTGGTCCGGGGTCAGGGGTGGTCGTTGGACCCCGGATTCAAGGCGTCCAGCCGCATCACGGGCCGGAGTCGCAGTCACCTGCACGCGTTGTACGATGTGGCCGTAGCCTTCCCCGAGGGCCCAGCCGCGCCGCATCTGGCCTGGATCACGCACAAGATGCTGTTGCGGATCAAGGACCTCGACCTGCGGGACCGCGTCCTGGGACGGGCCATCGCCGAGCGATGGACGTCCGGCGAACTGGAGCGCTACTTCGCGCAACATCCGCCGCCATCGACGTATGGCAAGAACAAGGACCGCACCGGAGGCACGACGAACCGGCATCGACGCGTCCAGTGCCCCAACTGTCAGCATATCTTCCCGATGACGGGACACAAAGTGAAGGTGCCCGATGGACAGTGAATCCGCTATGTACCGCGCCGCCGAGCAACAGCACCGTTCCGCGGAGAAAAAGATCCGCGATCTCGAAACCCGCGTCCAGGAGTTGGAGAAGTTCTTGCGCGGCGTTCACGAGGTGCTGACCGGCCCGACCATCGTACAGTGGCCTCGCGTTGCGTCGGCCTCGCTGGCGCGTCAGATTGATGAAATCGTCCCGCCCCCGGAGCGGACCGCGTGAAGCGCCGGACTCCGGCGTCACGGGCCGCGTACCCGTCGCCGCTGAAAGCGTTGCTGGATGGCGTGCTCCCCAACGTGCTGACGCCGTTGCGGGAGCCGCCGCCTCCCATTCGCCCGAACCAGCCCCGCGCGACCGTGCTGACGCCGACGGTTCGCGGAGGCAAGGCCCGGCCCGCGTGCAAGTGCGGCCGCCCCGCTCAATTCAAGGAAATCCGGAACGGCGTCGCCCGGTACCGCACCGAGTGCGGGCGGTGCCGCGACCTGCGCCGGTACCATTCCCCCACGTCGCAGAAGCCGATTGCCCTGCCCCACAGCGTGCGGCCTCGATGCACGGTGCCGGGGTGCCCCAACGCCGTGCGCGTGGTGAAAAAGAAAGACGCCCCGCAAGGCACCCATACCCCGTCCTGGGTCCCCCCGGATGCCGTCGGGGTCTTCATGGCGTCGCCGTGGTGTGTCAAGCATAAGCTGTTGAATGACCGGCCGGTCGGCGTCCTGACGCCGCCGCCCGCGTACCCTCGGACGGACCGCTCGGCGCAGTTTGCCACGGGACGGGCGCAGTGGTCCGCGTGGCGGTCGCGGTTCCGGAAAGGGCTGGGCCTGCCCGAGTACGGCGCGGTGACGTGGGTCTACACCGAAGAGGGTCAGCGCGTTATCCTAGTCTCTACCAAGGGCATGGGCGTGCAGGTCCGGGCCTGGCCCGACACGGTCGCGCTTGTGGCGTGGTGGACCATGCGCCAACCCATCCAGAAAGTCGAGATGGATGCCGAGACGCGCGACCGGTGGCCGACTTACGGCTCGTTGGCGACGTCGTTGGGCGTCTCGTCGGCGATGATTGCGTGGATTGTCTGGGAGCTGCGCGTCGGGCGTATCATGGTGCGCGGTTACCCGGTGGAACGGTATCCCTGTGTCGGGGCCGATGGTGTGCCCTACACGTTAACGATTCTCTATACCCTGGACCCGAACTCATGGCAGTGGACGGACGCGACGGCTATCGACCAGTCAAACGCCGCAAAACACCGGTGGCACCCAAGCCTGGTAAGCGCGTGGCCCCCGCCGTCGTTGCGCGGGACGCGCGTCCCGTGGCGCCTGCGAAGCCCCGCGTTCTTCCGAAAGAAGAAAGAAGCCCGGCTCGCAGCACAGCGCTCGTCCGACAGCCTCCAGAAATCGACCTCCGCGTCACCACCAACCGGTACAGCGCCATCAAGCGGCACTCGCTCCGGGAGCGGCTCAATCAGGTATCCGCGTCCGACACCGACGTGATGGACCTGATGCCCGAGGCGCAGTTGATGCGGGCGTTGATTTTGGACTACGTCGACAACTACGACGCCGTCAAGGAGGCGTTGCTGGAATGGCACGCCCGCATGCAGCAGGGGCAGAAGGCCCCGATGCCTGCCCGGTTGCCGGATTTGTTCGACGTCCAGAAGTTGATTGACGGCGTCGGCAAGATTATCTCGCGGGCGCACGCCATCAACCAGACCGGGACCGTGTCGCTGGCCGTGTTCCGCCGTGCGGTGGAGTTGATGGGCCTGGCCGTGGCCACCTATGTCGAGGACCCCGAGGTCATCAAGAAGATCGAGACCGCCTGGGGCCACATCGCCCTGGACCCGAAGCAGGCCGCACGCAAGAGGCGCGACGATGACGCCATCGATGCCGAGGTGCTGACGGATGATGCTTCTTAAGGACATGATGGGCGGGGCGTTGATGGGACGTCCTGCAGTGCGCGTGGTGCCCCGACCGTCGGCGACCCCGACCCCGGACCCGCCGACGGGCGCGGAGTTCCTGGAGGGCGCCATCAGGACGTTGCGCGTCCGTGTCAAACGATGGGCGCCCCCCGCGCATGCCGCCGCCGCCGAACATTCGTTCAGGGCGTTCATTGCACAGTATTTGTCGCATCACTTCGACAAAGGCTTCTGTGAGATGCACGATGACCTGCTGGACCGCGCCGAAGACCCTGGCGTCGCCAAGCGGGTGGCCCGCATCGCGCCCCGCAAGTTCGGCAAGACCACGTTGTACGGACTGGCGCTGCCGCTGTGGAAGCTGGCGTACAAGAAGAAATGGTTTGTGTTGATGGTCGGCGAGTCGTTGCCGTCGGCCCAAGCCAACCTGCAGTCTATCATCGAAGAGTTGGAGCAGAATGAGAAGTTGCGACATGATTTTCCTCATCTGGCTCCCGCTATCGACCGCAAGGGTCAGTTCACAAAATGGACCGACCACCAGCTGGTCTTCAAGTCCGGTGCCACCATCTTGGCCAAGGGCATGGGGTCCAAGATGCGCGGGGTCAAGTTTAAGAATCACCGCCCTGATCTCGCGATTCTGGATGACCCCGAGTCCCCCGAAACCGCCGACACGTTCCACAAGCGCCAGAAGCACAAGCGGTGGTTCGGCGGGACGTTCATCGGCCTTGGCGCTGACAATTGGGACATCTTCGTCATCGGGAATCTTCCACACGAAGACTGTCTGATCGCCACGCTGGTCTCGTCCGAGGAATGGGATGGCTTGCTGTGGCGGGCCATCAACATGCGGTTGAAGGAGGAACGGTTCCCGTTGGGCAACCGGACGGATGACGGCTCCGCGTTGTGGCCGGATGTCTGGCCGTTGGACAAGTTGGCCAAGTTGCGAGCCGACCCCACGGTGGGCGACCTGTCCTTTGCGCGAGAAATGTTGAACTTCGCCCGCAACGCCGAGGACATCGAGTTCCGCACCGACGAGTTCCAGTACATCGATTGGGACGCCTCGCGGATGAAGGAGTACCGGTTCGTCAAGGCGTACGTCGACCCGGCCGGGGGCGAGCGTCCCGGTGAGATGCGGCGCGGCAACCGGGACTACTTTTGCATGGTGACGGGCGGCTTGACCAAGGACAACTGGGTGGAGATCTTTGACATCCAGATGCACAAGCTCGCCCCCGACCGGCAGATGGACACTATCATCGAGGTCGTCAAGTGGACGATGGCGCGGGTGACCGTCGAAGAGAACATGTACAAGAACTTGTACGGCGACGCGTTGCGGAAGAAGGCGCTCAACCAGAAAGTTGCCGTGCGGGTCGATACGGTGGACAATACCGTCTCGAAGATGACGCGCATCCTGAACTCGCAGCCGGCCCTGATGGACCCCGTGGTCCGGCATATCCGCTTTGCGCGGCACCTTCGGAAGACCCATCCAGAGTTTTTCGCGCAGTATGACCAGTTCCCGTCCGACCATGACGACGGGCCTGACGCGGTCAGCGGGCTGGCTCCCAGACTGTACCGACCGCCAGTTCGGCCGAAGACCCTCGGCACACTCACCAAGAAGTCCTATTGGAAAGGGGCGGCCTAATGGCGCGTCGTCAGCCAGCACGTCAGTCGGTTCGGAAGTACCGGACCTCGCAGGAACAGAAGATGCGGACGTCGAACGTCGGCTTCACCGGGATCAAGATCCGGGGTGGACGCGTCGACGAAGAGTTCTTGCCCGAGTTGCGCGGTGCCAAGGGCATGAAGGTCATTCGCGAGATGGAGTCCAACGATCCCATCGTCGGCGCCGTGATGTTCGCCATCTCGATGCTCATTCGTCAGTGCGAATGGGAAGTCAAGCCGTTCAGCGATCAGAACGTCCACATGAAGCAGGCCGAAGCGATTCGGACCATGCTGGACGACATGACGACGACATGGTCAGACGTGTTGTCCGAGATCCTGTCCATGTTGCCCTACGGGTGGTCGTTCCTGGAGGTCACGTACAAGAATCGCGCCGGGTACACCCACGCCGATGATCCGCTGACGTCTCGGTACAAGGACGGCGTCATCGGCTGGCAGAACATGGCCATCCGTGGGCAGGACACCCTGGTCAAGTGGATTCGTGACCCCCAGTTCCGCGTGACCGGGTTTGAACAGGCCGATGGCGAGGGGCGCAAGGCCATCATGCCCCTGAACAAAGGGCTGCTGTTCCGGACGTCCACGCACAAGGACAACCCCGAGGGGCGGTCCATCCTCCGCAATTCGTTCCGGCCGTGGTACTTCAAGAAGCGGTTGGAAGAGATCGAGGCCATCGGCATCGAGCGAGACATGAACGGCGTGCCCGTCATGACCACGCCCGAGGGCGTCAACATCTGGGACGCGTCGGACGGGGAGGCTGCCGAGTACCTCCGCATGGCCGAGACGGTCGTCCGCAACCTCCGCCGCGACGAGCAGGAGGGTATCGTCAAGCCGTACGGGTGGGAACTCGAGCTCCTGTCGGCCAAGGGGTCGCGGTCCGTCGACACGACGCAGGTCATCGGGCGGTATGCGAACGCCATCGCCATGACGTGTCTGGCCGACTTCATCATCCTGGGCCACAACAACCGCTATGGGTCGAAGGCGCTGGCCGGCAACAAGACCGCCATGTTCCAGCACTCCATCACCGGGTGGGCCAAGAGCATCGCTGACGTCATTAACCGAATCGCGTTGACGAAACTGTATGCGTACAACGCGTGGCCGATGGATGAGATGGCGACCTTCCGTCCCAAGGGGTTGATGCTGCCCGACCTCGAGGCCATGTCGATTTTCATGAAGAACTTGAGCCAGGCCGGGTTCAAAATCTTCCCGAACATCGAGATCGAGAAGGCGATTCTGGCGCTGGCCGACCTGCCGACCGAAGGCGTCCAGTTGGGCCGAGACAACGTCGACCCGAATACGCAGTTGACTGTGGATGCGGCCCGCGAGGCCCAGGAGAGTGAAGATGACGACCCCGCCGCCGACCCCGCCGATCCCGACACCGAGGACCAGGAGTAGAGCCATCACGGACGTCGTCGGAGTCGAGCTCCAGAAATGGGGCGCCGTGCTGGACCGCCAGACGTTGCGCGAGGTCAACGTCGTCGTGAAGTTCGGGGTGGGGAACCGCATTCGGGCGGTCTTGGTCTCGGTACAGACCGAATCCGACCTGGGGGGTTGACACCTTCCCCGCGAGCCCGCATAATCCCCCTCGGTGGTAGGACATGCGTAGGGGTGCGCAGGCAGGGCCCCCGGCGGACTCGGCACCCGCTGGGGGCACTCTCAACTAAACGCTCGACCGTCAGAGGCGTGGAGGCGGCAATCCTCGGACCGATGTCCCTGGAATGCTGCCTCTTCTACTAGGAATCTGCATGGCAACTCAAGCAAGCGTGGTGAAAGTCGATGACGACCGTCGCTTGGTGTTCGGATGGGCGAACGTCGCCATCCGCAAGACCGGCGAGCAGGTCACCGATTCCCACCAGGAGCAGATCGACCCCGACGACCTCGAGAACGCCTCCTACAACTTCGTCCTGTCGTTCCGCGACATGAACGCCGACCACACGAAACCGGTCCTCGGTCAACTGGTCGAGTCCATGATGTTCACTCCCGAGAAGTGCCTGGCCCTGGGCCTGGCCAAGAACGCCGTGGACCAGGGGTGGTGGGTGGGCTTCTACGTCGAGGACGACACCGCGTGGTCCAAGATCAAGAAGAACGAATACGCCATGTTCTCGATCGAGGGCACGGCCATCCCGGTCGAGGAGTAAATGGCCAAGAAACTCAAGCAGTTGTCCGTGACCGCTGTGGCGCTCGTCCCGCGTGGGTCCAACCCCGACGCGCACATCGCGTTCTACAAGTCCGACGCCACCCACGCCCCGGTGCCCGTTGCCGTGGACACCGTCGAGAAGGCCACGTTCAACGACATCCTGCTGGCCGAACAGCGGCGCAAGGCTCTGTACAAGTTGGCGGACTCCATCTACACGATGCAGGACGCCATGTACTCGGCTATCCACGCCGACAACCCCTCTGCCGACATTCGCAAGTCGGTCAAAGAGTTCAGCGCGTACGTCAATCAGCTGCTTGACGCGATGGACAGCAACACGCTCGACGGCGACGCCGATGTCGCCAAGCAGCTGGTACTGAAGAAGGCCGAGGGCGTGTTTGCCCGGTTCTTCAACCAGGAGCCCCAGACGATGAGCAAGACGATTGCCACGCCCCCGGCAGCGGCCGAACAGACTCCGCCCGCCGTCGAGATCAACCTCGCCGAACTGCCCGCCAACGTGCAGGCGTTCCTGAAGGCGCAGCAGGCGCAGACCGAGGCCGCGATGGCCACGGCCAAGGCCGCCCAGGATGCCGCCGACCGCGCCATTGCGGCGGGCCTGGTCGAGACCGAGAAGCGCGAGACGCTCGAATACACGGCCATCGCCAAGGCCGAGATCCCGCACCTCCCCGGCACGGCCGAGGAGAAGGGCGCCATCCTGCTCGCGATGGCGAAGTCGCTGACGTCGGAGCAGTACACGGCGGCGTTCAACCTCATCAAGGCCGGTGGCGCCGCGATGACGTCGCAGACCATCGAGAAGGGCGTTAGCGAGAACACCACCGCCGCCACGGTCGAGGGCTCGGAGCTCGTGCAGTTCTTCGACAAGGCCGCGACCGACCTGATGGCGGCCGACCCGAAGGTGACCGTCAAGGCCGTCGCGCTGACGAAGGTCTATAAGGTGTACCCGAAGAAGTACCGGGAGCTCATCGAGGAAGAGAAGCGGACTGGCCGTCGCCAGGCCTAACATCAACAGACCCCTGACACCTGTCAGAAGGAGCAAATCACATGGCTTTCGAAGCCCCAGGCGCCTCGGAGTTCTCGTTCGATGCGGGCGCTGACCTCTCGGCACTGCAGTACCACTTCGTCAAGCTGAACTCCAGCGGTCAGGTCGTCGCTATCGCGGCCACGACCGACCAGGCGATCGGCATTCTCCAGAACAAGCCCGGCGCCGGGGAATCCGCGACGGTCTGGATGGCCGGCATCAGCAAGTACAAGACCAGCGCGGCCATCGCGGCGGGCGCCGTCGTCGGTGTCAGTGCCAACGGGCGCGGCGTCGGTGCGGCCACCAAGTCCGTGGGCCAGGCCCTGGACACGACCACGGGCGCGGACCAGCTGGGGTCCATCGCCTTCGACTGCCGTCGCCCGTACGCCACGGCCATCTCGTAACGTCCACCCGAACCCAGAAACAAGGGAGAGCAGCACATGAGCGCATTGGTTCCGGTTCGGCGTGGTCAGCCGAGTCTCGAAGACGTCCACATCTCGGGTACGCTGTCGAACATCGGCGTCGCGTACTTCCAGACGACGCAGGACTTCATCTACCCCAACGTGTTCCCCATCCTGGATGTGGAACACAAGAAGGACAACTACTGGACGTGGCCGTCCGACGCATGGCTCCGCGACGAAGCGCGGAAGCGTGCGCCGCACACCGAGTCGGCGGGCAGCGGGTTCGAGCTGTCGACCGACAGCTACAACGCCGACGTCTGGGCGTTCCACAAGGATCTGGACAACCAGACGCTGGCCAACGCGGACGACGGCCTGAACCTCGAGGAAGCGACGGTCAACTTCGTGTCGTCCCGCCTCGCACTGCGCCAGGAGCGGCAGTGGGCGGCGGACTTCTTCAAGACCGGTGTCTGGGGCACGGACTACGCGGGCGTCGCGTCGGGTCCGACCGGCAACCAGTTCCTCCGCTGGGACGACGTGGCGTCGGACCCGGAAGCCGACCTCGACCTGATTCGCGAGCGGTCGCTCACGAGCACGGGTCTCGAGAACAACACGCTCGTCATCGGCTACCAGGCCTACCGGAAGCTCCGCCGTCACCCGGACTTCAAGGAGCGCCTGAAGTACACGTCGACCGAGTCGGTCACGCTGCGGATGCTCGAGGAGTTCCTCGAGATCGACCGCATCCTGATCGCCAAGGCCGTCGTCAACACGGCGCCCGAGCGCGCGACCAAGGCCGTGTCGTTCATCTTCGGCAAGTCGGCCTGGTTCGGGCACGTCGCCGCGAACCCCGGTCGACTGACTCCGTCGGCGGGCTACACGTTCCGCTGGACCGGCGTGTCCGGTGGACTCGGCCTCGGCGCGGGCGTGGCGACTATCCCGGTGCCGCTGACCAAGTCGACGCGGTACGAGATGGAGGTCGCGTTCGACAACAAGGCCGTGGCGCCCGACCTCGGCGTGTTCATCGAGAACATCGTCGGATAACCCGTCCACCAGCAAGGAGGCACGGACATGGCGATTTCTGTAGTGGTCAAGCCCTTCACCGCCTTTGGCGAGGCGTATGAACGGGGAGACCTCGTGGACACGGGCAGCTTCCGCAACGAAGCCGCGATGACGTCCACGCGCATGATCCGGCCTGCGACGCCGGAGGAGTACGCCGAGGCCATGGGCCTGACGTCTTCCTTCGACGCCGAGGCCGCCCCGCTGGCACGCGGTCGCAAGGCCGCTGCCGCGCAGGAACCCGTCGAGGACGAGGAAGACTCGGACGAGGTCGATGAGACCGAAGACGAGGACACCGACGTCGACGAGATCGAGGACGACGAGGAGGAAGAAGATGAAGCGCCTCCTCCGCCCCCGGTGAAGCCGGCCAAGGCCAAGAAGGAAAAGGCCCCGGCCAAGACCAAGGCCAAGAAGACGGCGAAGAAGTAGGCGGTTCGCCCTCGACACACCGATCGAGGTCACTCGGCCCGCACGTGTTGCATGTGCGGGCCGTTTCTTCTAAGTGCAAGGAGTTGTTCATGAGAGTACTGCTGTCGTTCCTGATGCTGATCCTGTGTGCCGTGACGAGCGCGGCGCAGACGGTCGAGACCATTCCCCTGCCGGCCGAAACCGTGAAGGTGACGCTCGGATGGGACAAGCCGCTGACTGGCGACCCGGTCACCGGCTACGAGATCGTGTTCGCCAACACCATCCAGAATGGTGCGGGCAACACGGGTCAGCAAATCAAGACCATCCCTATCAACGACCCGACGGCGCTGTCAATCGAGGTCGACAACGCGATGCTGCCGACGGTCAAGGAGTTCTACGCATCCATTCGCGCGGTCAGTGGCTCGTTGAAGTCGGTCCACTCGAACGCGTTGCTTTTTCGCAGAGCGACGCCACCGTCAGCACCGGGGAATTTCCGGGGTGTCGTCGCGGTGGTGCAGGCTTCATTGGGCAAGCCGGAATCTGGCGACGTGATGGCCGATTCCTGGATTCGTATGTGGGAGGGTTCAACTCACGTGATCGAGCCACTCGCGTCGAGCTTTCGTTCGTCTTCACTGACGGTCAGCGCCGAACATGGGTTCAGCTTGTCGAACCCGGTTCCGCCTGGGAAGTCCGACTCGCCGACCTCTTCAACTCGTCAGAGGTAGTCGGGATGCAGGTCATGGCGTTCGGCGAGTTGGTGTGTGATGGCGGGACGGTGAAGTGCGGGGCCACCGTCACGAACTGGTACCAGCCGAACATTCCTCCGGGCGTGGCCCCCGTCGTCAACAACGTCGAGTTCCAGTGCAGGTAATCTGACCATGCGACCCTACCAGTCCCACGAGTGGGCCACCATCGTCGACATCATCCGAACCGAGGCGCCATGGCGTCCGTTCCCGCAAGTGCTGGCGGACGCGGACTTCATGGCGGCCTGGCTGACGGCGTTCGCGTCGCTCGAAGCCAACCGCACGCTCTCCAAGGAAGCCTTGATCGCCTGGTGGCACTCCACCCAGGAGTACAAGGACATGCACGCGAAGCCGGTGCCCGTGCCGGATGAGCCGGAGACGCCGCCCCCGGCCGCGCGTCCGGACACGACGCTTCCGCTCCGCGTGTCGCCCAGCAAGCGCTGGTTCATGACAGACCTGGGCCTGTTCAATTGGCGCGAGTTCACCGCCATGAGCCTGCTGTCCCACTGGATGCAGGGGCGGCAGGCGCACGTCGCCGCGTGGATGGCGCGGGCGGCGTCCAAGCGCGTGACGATTCTTCGGTGCGCCGGCAGTCTGGGCGGTCCATACTGGTCCGACACGGCCCGCGCCCTGACTGGCCTGGACCTGACCATTCCGAACACGCCCGAGACGTTCACGGCCGCGCGTGAACTCACCCAGGAGGCGGCACGCCACGGGCTCAAGGTGCGCTGGTTCATCTTCGGTGACCTGCACGAGTTGCTGCCCGATGCGGACGCCGTCTCGTTCGAGGACTGGCGCGACCGCCGCGACGTGGTCGATGGCCATCCGCACCGGCAGACGGCGCTGATGCGGTACGCCGAGACGTTCGTGCGTGCCCTGACATTCGAG